GGACTCCTCTTCCTCTTCTTCCTCATCCTCGTCATCGGAGGCGCGTTCCGCCTTCTCGCCCAGACTGGCCAGCTCTTCCTTGACGTCCTCGGGCAGCTCCTCGCCCGTGAGCCCTTGGTAGCACTCCTCGTACGCCTCCAGATCGAAGGCGAAGAAGTGGTCGGTCGGGTCGATGGTCTTGGCCATCGCGAGCAGCGCCTTGCGCAGCTCCTTGTCCTTCACCAGCAAGCTCTTGTCGAGCTTGTCGCACACGTACTTGGTCTTCCGCCCCTCACCCTTCTTCTGGATGAAGATGTCGCGACCTTCACGAGGATCCGTGAGGTCTTCGCCGACGTCCTCGTTGAGCATCCAGTCCGTGATCTGGTCGTAGACGCTCTTCTTGGCGCGGAAGATCCGCACGTTCGGAGCCTTCGCCGTGCCCTCGTCACCGCGCACGATGACAGGCATCCAGTATTCCTCGCTGCGGCTCACGTACGAGCCCGCGTGATCCTTCTGCTCCTTGGTGCCACTGCGGTACGTGGCATCGAGGTAGTCGAGGAGCGGATCGGGCTTGCCCCAGGTGCGCGGGCACGTCACCGACTTGTTCATCTCCTCACAGAACACCGAGAAGTGCTCGACGCCCGTCTCCTTGCCGTGCCGAGGCAGGATGCGGATCGTGATCTTCTTCCAGTCGCGGTTGTCGAGGATGAGACCTCCGCGCTTGTTGCGTTCCTTCTGCTTCTGGAGCTTCGCTCGAAGCTCCGGATCCACCTTGACCATGTTGATGCTTCTCCGTCGGTTGTTGGTCCGCTGGGCCGATGGCCAATCTGGGCGTTGGGCCTTTAGGACTCGGGATGTTGCAAGAGCGTCCGCAAGGTCCAGGTGCGATGCTCGACCGCATCCCGGACCGCGCGGAGCGCTCCATACTCACGGCGACGGCCGTTCAGCGCAAGCCTTGCTGCACGAACTTTCGGACTCTGGTCCACCGACGCTTTCAGTAGTGGTTCCGTCACGAAGACCCCCTCCTCGTTGTAGTAGGCGCGGAACACCTGGTACTCCCGCCCCTCCACGCGGGCCAGCTCCAGCTCGGCCTTCCGAACTCGCGATAGGGCAAGCTCGGTCTGGTATGCCCAGAACGCGAGCTTGGCCGGGGCCTTGATCGCGGCCTCGCGCATCCGAATCGGGTCCGTCGGGATCCGCACCTCGCTCCGAACCTTGAGCGTGACCTTCTCACCGCTCTCCAGCCGGATCGTGATGGCCTCGATCTGGTCGAGGTAATCTTCCGCAACCTTCTTAGGAGACGTCTTCACGCGTGAGCAAGTCTGCCGTGTGCTGCGCGTAGCGCGCGACCCAGCCGTTCGAGAAGTTCGTGATGATGTCGTCGCGCAACGGGAGCGTGCCGTCGTACGCAGCCCACGTCGCGTCTGGCTGTTGTAGCAGGTGCAGGAACACGCGCAGTCGCCGACTCGGCTTGTCATGCAAGCGGTAGGCACGATCACGCGCGACCGGGGACGCTGGATCAGCGCCGACGGCCGAAAGGCGCGCCGCATCCTCCACAGCACCGAACGCGAACTCGTCACGCAGGATCAGGTACAGGTACGCGACCAGGCGACGCACATCCTTGACCTCACCACTAGCTTCGAACAAGGCTTGTGCTTCGGACGTGTACGGAGTCACGCGCTCTTCTTGGCCATCTCTTCCCACAGCGTCTCCACGTCAGGGTTGCTCGGATCCTTCACCTCGACGGTCGTACCCCAAGTGGGTCCGAGATCGCAGTCCGCGACGAGCGGCAACGCGCCCTTTCCGTCCGGGTTGAGCCAGCTCCAATCGAGCCCAGGTAGCACGGCCTCGGACAGCTTCGGCAGGTTCTCCATCGTGTGCTTGGCCAAGGCCAGCACCTCGAAGGCTTCATCGACGTGCAGATCGAACCCGATCGAGTCGTGAACCGTCAGGATCATGCGCGAGCGGTACCCGCGTCGGCGCATCGCGCGCCAGATCAAGACCAGCGACATCAGCGTCATCTCGCTCGCGCCGCACTGGATCGGGAAGTTCACCGACTGGCGGAGGGCGCGCGCGACGATTTCCTCGTTCTCGCTGAACACCTCGGGGACGTGGCGGCGGCGGCCTGTGAAGCTCTCCAGGTAGCCGCGCTCTCGCACCTCATGTTCCAGCTTCTCGATCCCGGACTTGAGCTTGGGACGTGCCGAGAAGTAGCGGCGGATCAGGTCCGTGCATTCGTCCAGGGTCAAGAACACCCCGTCCTTCTTGAGCGCGGCCATCAACGCGGGCGGGCCGCCCCCGTACAACACGCCGAAGTTCACACGCTTGGCCTGCGTCCGGATCTCCTTCGCCTTGTGCGGGTCGAGCTTCTGGTACTGCTCCAAGGTCATCCGGGAGACGTCGAGCGCGGTCAGCAAGTGAAGGTCCGCACCCTCGCGGTACGCCTTGAGCATCGCGGGCTCGCTGAACCAGCACGCCGCGACACGCAGCTCGATCTGGCTGTAGTCCACCTGCCCGATCAACCCCTCCTCACCGAAGCGCGACACGTACGCGCGCTTGATGAGGCCCCCGCCCTTGTTCGGGATGTTCTGTAGGTTCGGGTTCGAGCTGGACAACCGGCCCGTGCCCGTGCCCCCGATGTTGAACTTGCCGTGGACTCTGCCCTGGCGGTCCAGCATCTCGCTCAACGGGGCCACGAACGTCTTGTGCAACGTCTCGGCCCCGCGCCACGACAGGATCAACGGCGCGAGCTTGCTGCCTCGTCGCGCCAGCTCGTGCAGCACGTCGGCCTTGGTGCTGAACAGCTCCCACTCCCCGTTCTTGATGGCGGTGCGCACCAACCTTCGGAACTCGGGCTTGAGCCCCTTCCGCTTCTTGCGCCACTTCGCCACGCTGCGCGTGTACCGGATCTGGAGCGTCTCCAAGCCCTTGTCGGTCAACTCCACCGGGGTCTCACCGCTCAGCCCGAACAGCACGACGCGTAGCTGATCCGTGCTGCCGGGGTTGAAGACGTGTGGCTTCCCGTCTTCGATCGACCGCTGTCGCTCGTACTGACGCACGGCCTTCGACTGCGCGATCGCCGTCTCCTGCTCGCGCATCTCGGCCCGGTACTTCTTGTCCAGGCGCTTGACCTGTTCGAGGTCCACCTGAACCCCCTCGAACTCCATGTCGGTCAGGGCCTCGGACAGCCCGATCAGGAACTCGCGTGACAGCCGCTTGCGCTTGGTGTCGTCCTTGAACACGGGCTCGGCGTCGAGAGCTTGAGCCACGCGGAACGTCACGTCCGCGTCCATGCTCGCGTACTCGAACAGCACGGACCCCGGGATATTGGCGTAGGACCCGCCCTTGTCCGGATCAGCCTCGCGGTGCTTCTCCTTGTACGTGTCGAGCGGCTTGTCGTACCCGCCCATGCCCGTGTAGGTCCACGCGAGCTGATCCAAGCCGTGCGTGCCGCGCGTCTCGTCCAGAACGACGTGGTCGATGAACGTGTCGCGGTAGTTGCGCAGCTCCACACCGAGGGAAGCGCGCAGGTGCAAGGCGTCGAACTTCCCGTTCTGCAAGACCTTCGGGACGTCGGACCGGATGAAGCGCCGCAGCAGTTTGAGCACGCGCTCGCGCTGATCCTCGCGCTTGCCGCCGACCCGCCACGGACTCTCGGCATGGTCAACTGGCACCGTCCAGCCCTTCCCGAACTCGTCGCTGAGCGAGACGCACAGCAAGCGCGGGAACGTCGTCTGCCACGGATCCAGCGATCCGGTCTCGGTATCGACCGCGACCAGCTTGGCCGTCATCAGCCGCGCCATCAACGTCTCAAGCTCCGGGAGCTTGCGCACCGTGACGTAGGTGCCGGGCCCGCCCTTGTCCTCGACTTCATCGTGGAGCGCAGCCTGTACGGTCTCGAAGGCGCGGATGAACTTCTCCATCTCGAAGTCCGCGCGCAGCACGTACGCAGGGTGAAAGCACCCCACGACCTTGATGTGTTCCAAGCCTGGAATCGAGCACGGCATCACGCGGGCGTTGTAGCGCGTGATCCCCGTGTTGCCGGTCAAGAACTCCAGCGGCGTGTTGCCCAGCGCCACGATAATCTTAGGGCGACGCTGCGCGATCTCGGCGATGAGACGCGGCGAGCAGCTCTGCACCTCGGTCTTGTTGGGCGTCCGGTTGCGAGGTGGCCGACACCGCACCACGTTAGCGATCCCGCATTGTTCCGGCTTCACCCGCGACAACGCCTCGATCGCAGTGCGTAGCAACTTGCCCGCCGCGCCGACGAACGGCACGCCTTCCTTGTCCTCGGTCGCGCCTGGAGCCTCGCCGACGAACAACACGTCCACCCGTGACCACTCCTGCTCAACACAGCGAGTACGTACGACGTGCCGCTCCGACTCCTTGGCCAGGATCTTCGCGTGATCGCGGTTGTACCCGACCTTGAACTTGGCGAAGTCGTGGCTCCACGGGAGCAGCGGACACCAACGGCAGCCCGACTTCGGCTCCTTGCCCGGCATGACCAGGGGACGGCCTGCGGGTGGCTCGAACCGGGCCCGCACTTGGGTACCGAGCTTGGTCATTGCTCCGGCACCACGACCGAGCCCCAGCTCTTCGCATGCGCTACGCCACGATCCACCGGCAGCAAAAACACGAACTCCTCCTCGGCATGACGCTCGTAGCAGTGGTGCCGCAAGCCGCACTGCGAGCACTCCGCGCAGCGCTCCGGCTTCCCGAAGCAGCTCGGGGCCACGGCCGGTGTCTTGAGCAAGGTCTTCATCGACGGGTGGTCGCGGTGGGGCATCGTTCACGCTCCTCGGAGCCATCGGCACGGTTCACGATCCATCCGCCCGTCAACCGCGCCTCGCCGCGTGCGGGCGGTTCCCACGTCCACAGCGCCGTGACGCCCTGCCCGGGATGAAGCTGGCTGCCATCGAACAACGCGCCCTCTCGCTGTAGCTCCACGACCTCGGTGATCGTGCGCAGCGCACCGATGAATCTCTTCTGCTCACACAACCGGGCCAGCGTGACGGTGCCGTTCCGGATCTCGACGATCTGGAACAAGTCCTTCGCCGTGTGTCTGGGCTGCAACGGCTCGGCATCGGGATCGCCGTTCGGCTGCTCGTACAGGTCGCGGATCACGCGATCTCCGATAGCCAGAATCTCCCAATCCTTCTCACGCATGTTGGGCTCCTCACTTCGACACCACGCGAAGTCTGGTACGGTCCACGAGGGTCGGCACGCGTCGCTTGCGGAGCAAGGCGGGCAGCCTGTCCCGCAAGTCGGCCGGGTCCCCGATCTTGCCGTCGGGACGCCGGAACCTAGACAGGTCCAGCGCCGTCACGAGCGGCACGGCGTCCTGTAGTTGCGACCGCACGCTGTCAATGTCGCGCCCGGTGCCGGGGTCGAGCAGCAGCACCAGCTCGTGCAGACCGTGCTCGGTTAGGGCCGCGATCAGCCGGGCTTGCTCCGGGCTCATCACGCGCCCCATCAGAGCGATGGCGTTGGGCGGAGCCATGCAGTCGAACGGCCCTTCGACGAGCTGCACGACACGCTTGCCGACGACGCGGTCGTAGTTGAGCAGGCAGTGCTCGCGCGAGAAGTACCCCGGGCGTTTGGGCGGGTTCTTCGTCTTGATGCGCGCCTGCTTCCCTGCGAACCGGTTCGTCCAGTAGACGACGCGTCCACCCTGCACGACCGGGAAGATCAGGTACCCCGCGTACTCACCGCTCGGACAGAACCCGACGCGGAACGCCTTGGCCGTTTCCAGAGGCACGCGCCGTTCCAGGTACAGGTGCGCACGGCGCAGCGCCGGACGCTTGCGCGTCGTCTCGTCCAACGCGACGTACTCGCGCGGGAGCGGCTCGGGCTTGAGCTTCCCCGTGCCACCCTCCGCACGGTTCAGGATCGACCGCACCGTGTCCTCGACCGAGCCCACGAGAATCGGCGGATCCTCCCGCAGCAGGATGCGCTCCTCGACGGTCAAGCGCCCGTTGTTTAGGTAGCGGAAGAGATAGGCGATGTCGCCGAAGCGGAACTCGCAACGGAAGCACTGCCCCTTGCGCCGGTCCAGGTTGATCGAGAACTTCCGCTTGTTCGACTCCGAACCCGTGCGGTCGATGCAGGCCGGACACGGGAACTGGTACTCGGGACCTCGGCCGCTGTGACGACCGAGGCGACGGTCCAAGTAGTCGAGAAGGGAGGCCGCGAGCTTCACGCAGACACCCACTCGCAGCGTTCTTGCGCCAAGTCGATCCACATGCGCGCGTCCATCAGCCCGTCACTCGTCCGGACCAGGAAGTGCAGGTTACCGACCCGGTTCACGCACACCAGATCGTCGTCCCGGATCTTGTTCTTCGGATCGTTCAGGATCTCGCGGAGCTTGGCCACCGAGATGCAACGAGTGTCTCCGTGAATCACGATTCCCTCGGGGTTCCGGCCGTGTAGTCGCGCCAATAGACCGGCCGCCTGGAGAGGCCGTCGGTGTCCAACACCCAGAAGTTCCACTCGCGCCGACGAGGGCCGTGGAAGACCAGCGTCAACACCTTCCCGGAGGTCGAGACGATGCGATGCGCGTCGCCCTGCTTCTTCACGTTGAACCAGCGCACTCGACGCACCGTCGGCAGCGCGGCAACCGCCGCACGGTCACCGAGACGCGGGTACACCTCCTCGACGTACGAGCCGCGCAGCACGATCGACACGAATCCGCGCTGATGATCGTGCGGGTCCAGGTCCGGATCCGGGAAGTTGATCCAGTGCAAGCAGACCGAGAAGAGCTGGCACATGAACACGTACAGCCGGAGCAGGTAAGGCTCCGGCACGTCGCGGAACGAGTTCCTGTAGTCGCCCCTGTAGTCGCCGTTGATCGGCCGCCAGCGCCAGAAGCACCAGCTCGCCGGGGCGAAGGGGTCGTACCTGCGCGCTCCCGGATTCACTTGACGCTCTCCTCGATCTCGACGTCGATGTCCGCGAGCAGCGGATAGTCCGGCTCTCGTTTCAGCTCGCCACCATCCTCCATCGCACGCCGGAGCACGGCCGCGACGCGATCGCGCACTTGCTCCGCCGTACCGTCAACGTGGAACACCTGTACGAACAGGCCGACGTAGGTGGGCATCAGGACACCGCCTTCGAGAACCGTTCCTTGCGCGTCTTCTTCTTGGGACGGACCGCGTCCTTCATCCCCTGCGCCTCTTGTCGCTTCTTCGCGCGCACGACGAAGCTCGTGGACTCCAGGTTCGGATCCGGGCGCTCGCCCTGCATCAGGACGCGTGAGCCCGCCACGTCGAACAGCGCGGTCGAACGTATACGCGCCTGCGATCGGTTGATGTCGCACTCGATCGTGCGGCCGTCCTCGGAGTTCCGTAGCGCCGCCGCGAACAGACGGCACTTGTTCTCGATCCGCTCGTCCTTGGTCTCGCAGAACGCGATCGCGGCATCGACGACGGCCGCCTTCTCGAAGGATTCGGCGAAGTCCTCGATCGTCACGGTCTCTTTCTCCAACGCGCTCTTGCTCGTCTGCGACCCCGTCCACACCGCGCAGTTGAACTCACCGGCGAGCTGTCGCAGGTCTTCGTAGATCCCGGCCTGTTCGTGCCGCATCTCACCGAGACGCCGCGCCGGTTTCATAATGTCAGCGTAGTCCACGAGCAGCAAGTCGGGGTGGAAGCCGCGCGCCGCGAGCAAGGACAAGTGCGATCGGATCTTCCCGACCGTCGCGGTCCGCGTCGGGTACCACTTCACGAACAACCGGCCCTTGATGAAGCGCTTCACACGCTCTTCCAGCATCTCGCCGTAGCGATCGGGGTGCGAGGTCCGGTACTCGATACGCTGCCCCATGAGCCGGTCATCGTAGCGGCGCGTGACCTTGTGCTGCTGGATCTCCAGCGAATAGTGCGCGACGTTGTACCGGTTGACCGACGTCAACGCGCCGAACCCGAAGTTGATGAGCGTCGTGGTCTTGCCGCGCTTCGGAGGCGCCAGCACGACGCCCAGCTCGCCTCGCCCGAGCCCGCCACCGAGCAGCATGTCGAGGTGCGGGATCCCGGTGCGGATCGTGTTCTGCTCCTCGTCCGGGTTCAGGTAGTAGGCGCGACGCGCCGCCACGTCTTCGGCGTAGTCCAGGCCGAGGTCGAGCAGATCCTCGCCGATGAGCGCGGCTTCGTCGAAGAGCTTGCGCACGTCGCGCTTGCCGCGCTGGATGTCTTCGGCGGCTTTCAGCGTCGCGTTCACGTACGCCTGCTGCTGGCCGAAGTCGATCAGCTTCTCCAGCACGGCCGCGCTGTCCGAGATGTCCTCGCGGTACGCCTGCTGGATCGACTTCTCTGCGCGCTTGAAATCGTCGTCGTCTAGGCGCTCGCGCAGCTCCTCGATCAGCGTCGGACGCTGCGGCAGAGCTTTGTGCTCATCGACGTGCTCGAACAGCGTCTCGGCGAGCTGTCGCAGGGTCTTGGAGCCGAAGTACGCGGGATCGAGCGCGCTACGGTAGCGGATGACTCCGCCCGGGATACGCGCCAGCACCGCGATCGCGTGCCGCTGGAACTGGTCGCCGTACTGGTACGTGCCTTCGCTCACGGCCACGTCACCCCTTTCACACTAGCAAGGTCGAGCGCCTCGGACTCAGGCTTCACTCGCGTGATCCGACGCACCAGACGCGCGAACGACGTCCAGTCGAACCGCATGAACCCGACGCGCGTCGAGAGCCCGGTCTGGTAGGTCTCGGCCAGGTACACGGCCGCGCGCAACGTCGCGTACTCCAGCTCGTGTACCAGCTCGTTGCGCCCGAACAGCGCGCTGATGCGATGGAACTCGTCGGTGCGCCCGCCCCCGGTCAAGTACGGCTGTGCGCTACGCCACGTCACGTTCGGATCCGCACTCTCGATCGCCTCACTCCACGGGCACTTCGATCCACTCACGAAGCGCGACACGTACTCCTCGGCCACGCTCAACTCGCCCACGTAGAGCGCGTCCCGCACGCGCGCTGCGTCGGTGCGACCGGTCAGGACGCCGTGCTTGGCATGGCGCAGGCGACGCTCCAAGTGCCGCACGTAAGCGTGGTACCTGCGCCACGCTTTCTCGCCGGACAGGTGCGTGGGTTGGAATCCGATGCGGGGGTTGTTCTTGACCCACGGCTGGAGCGCCCACATGTTCCCCGCGATGTACGTCTCGTGGTCGATGCCGTGCGCTCGGCAAACCTCGACGCAGCGATCAAACACGCGCTCCGCGCCCCTCGACTCTCGCCACGGCCGCCCAAACGTCTCGCGGTAGACCCTGGCGTAGGTGAGGGCGAAGGACTCGGGTCGATCAGGCTTCGGCGCGGCCTCGGCTAGACGCTCGGCCAGCGACCGATGCCGGTTGAGCGCGGCGGTCCGCTTCGCGCACACGGCGCGGACGCCGCAGGCGCGGCAGCGGGGGTCGGGTTCGAGGAATCGGTCCCCGAAACACACGGGGACGGAATCGGGCGCGGGAGCGGGGGTCTTGAGCATCGGTGGACCTGGATCGACAACACGGGCGGGAGGATACCCGAAGTCCCGGGGCTGTCAACCCCCCGGATTTGACACCGTGTCAAGCGCTGGCGAGGGTCGAGTCCCAGGACGCGAACGGCAGCAAGCGTTTCCAGTCGCGCTTGCGCCACTCCTCGACGAGCAACACCTCGTACCCCTCGGACTCGTAGTGGTCGGCGCGCGAAGCCGCGTGCGACTGGAGCATCGGGTGACAGGTCGGCACGAAGTCCACGACCCACACGTCCTTCGAGTCGCGGCGCATACCTCGACCGATCCGTTGCAGTGCGTTGGTCACGCTGCGCACGCCCTCGGCGAGCACGATCGCATCGACGTTCGGGATGTCCTCGCCCTCGTCCCAGATCGTGCTCGTCAGCACGACGCGCGTGCTCCCACGCCCGTAGCTCTGCTTGGCGAGATCGCGATCCCCCTTGTCGCTGTCGCCCCACACCGCGTCGAAGTTGATCCCTGCGTTCTCGAAACGCTCGCGCAATCGCTCCCAATGCGGCTTGTAGCGGCAGAACACGAGAGGCCGACGGCCACGCTCGACCAACCACTGCACCGAGTCCTGGACCGCGCTGTTGTGCGCGTCGTTCTCGACGATGCCGAGGCGGTAGGCGTGCCGGTACACCTCCTTGGCATCGGGGCGCACGCGCTGCACGCTCGCGCCTGGACGCCGGGCGAGGATGCGCTCAATCGTTGCTTCGCGCGCAGCCTCGTACGCAGCCTTGGTCACGTCCTCACCACTGACACGCGCTGACATCACCATCGCGATCTTCGGCTTGGCCGCGAGTCCCGCCGCGATCAGAGTGGACGGCTCGCACTCGTAGATGATCGGGCCCGTCGCGCCGATCATGCGTGTGTCACTCAGGTCGTCGGACTTGAGCGGCGTGGCGCTGAACCCGTACCGGCGCTTGGCGCGCGAAGCCATGAAGATGTCGTACCAGGTCGTGCTCGAAGCGCGATGCACCTCGTCGCCGATCAGCACCTCGAAGTCGCGCACGATCCCGCGCAACAGCGGATCGGGCGGGACCATTCGCTTGACCCACCGACCACCGACGCGCTGCTTCATGCGCCGAGGTTGGAAGCCCTGCATGGTCTGGCCCGTCGCGACCACGACATCGCCCTCGACGCGTTCGCTGTCGCCCATCCATCCGACGCGCAGCTCGTCGCCGTAGTAGGACTGGAGGCGTTCAACGGTCTGGTGCATGAGCCCCTTCTTCGGCTCCAAGATCAGCGTGCGCCAGCGGAACTCCTCGAACAACGCTCGCGCGAGCGCCGCGATCATCTCGGTCTTGCCAGATCCGGTCGGAGCCTTGATGACGCCGCGTCGTGCAGCGAGCGCGGCTTGCACGGCTTCGAGCTGGTGCGGCCACATCCGCTTGAACTTGCCGACCGGGGGCAAGTAGTCCGCACCGACCCACGACCAGTCGATCGCGACCTTGGGACGCAGTCCGTGAACCGACACGTCGCGCCCGGACTCCCGCAGGTGCTCGATCACGCGCTCGGCAAGCCCGGCGGGGAATCGGTTGCCCGAGTGGAACCGGATCAGCCCATCCCAGCGCTTCTCACGGTACGCCGCGATGCGGTGCGGGAACGGGTGCGGAACCGTCAAGCACGCTTCCAGGACATCGTTCGCGGTCGCGCACTGGAGTTCGGCGTGCGCACCACGGACGTAGATCGCCGCTCGGGCCATGATTCACGAACCGCTGGTTCGAGGGTAAGGCCCTCCGGCCCCGACAGACCGGGGCCGGAGGAGGTCGCGTTGGGGTGTGTTGTCGAAGGTCCCCGACGGATGAGGCCCGCTCGAACCCAACGCGACAGCGAAGAGTCTACGGTTGCGGTTGGGCCGGGTCCAGCGCGCGGAGCGGTTTCGCTCCTGGAGACTCCTGTCTCTGCTCGCGCGCTCGCGCGGGTTGGGAATACGAACGAAGTGAGTATTCCCGCTCCCGAAGGGAGCCATCCTGGTGTTAGTACGTAAGTACGTAAGAAGGGGCCTGCCGCCTGCTGGAAGGGGCCAGGGGCCAGGGGCCTACTCGGGGGCGGGCGCGCGCGGGAGCTACTGACCCCCCAGGCTGTCAACCACTAGGGGTTGTGGGTGGGGGGTCCTGGAGGCACAAGTCCGGGATTTGACACCGTGTCAAGCGCTGACGCCGTAGTCGAGGTCTTCGTCGGCGCTCGAACTCGCCTTGCAGTCGCACCACAGCCCACCGTCGTGCAAGCGGCAGCACGACTCGTGTGCTTCGGGAGGTCCGAACGGCCAACGCTCCGGCGGCACGGGAGCGATCAGCTCGTCCGTCGCCATGTCGGAGTCGAGCGGACCGGTCCAGTGCGGCTTCACAGCCCGAGCGCTTGGTTGTGCTCTCGCAGCTCGCGCGTCGTCAACGTCTTCCAACACCCGGGCGGGAGCGAGAGATCGACGAAGACCGGTAATCCGTGCAACTGGATCGTCACGTTGGAATCGAGCGTGGTCGGGACTTCGTCGAACACCCGGACGATGTCAGGGGCGACGAACACGGCCGCAGGCACGTCTTCCAGCAACGCACGCATCTGCCGCCCGATCTGCTCCAACGCAGGTGTAATCACGGCGCGTGCGTCCCCTCGACCCGGCGCTCCTCACGAGCACGCGTGCGAGCATGGAGCCAGTGCAGCGCTTCTTCCAAGCGCGTGATCGCGAGCGCGTTCTCCCGACATGCGAACTTGCCGCCCGAGGCAGCCTGGTAGAACTGGATGCGCTGGACAGCCGCCGCGATCACGTCCTCGACGAGCGCGCCGTTCGGTGCCTTGCGCTCCGATCCGCGTCCGAGCGGCCCATCCTGCCACCGGATCTCGATCCCCACGCCATCCACGGTCCCGCCTGCGGGGTTGCCGTCGGCGTCGAGTAGATTCGACGTCCGCAGCTTCGAGGTCTCCGGGCTTGAAGGCGTGGACGGCACCTCGCTGTGGATACTACCGAGGGAGTCGAGCGCCGCCGCGATCGCCGAGCGCTGCGCTTCGGACGTGCAGCGCTCGGCATGTCCGCCGGAGACTTCTTGCCGACAGCACACCCAGCGGGCAGGTGCCCCCTCGGTAGGTGTGAACGTCGGGACGGTGAGATTGAAGGTGTGGGTCGCGGTCATGTTTCAGAGGGAGGGGCTAGGAAGTATTGACGGATGAACGCGTTGCGCGCGTCCTCGGTTTCCAGGCGAGTGAACTCGACCATCGCGCGGAGCCGCGCCACGTCTAGCGCACGCTTCGCTTCGATGGTTGCGCGCGACAAGAACAGCTCCAGGTCCGCGCGCCACTGCAAAATCGTGATCTGGTTGCCCGTGTACGTCTGCTGGACCTCGACGATGCCTCGCCCCGTCAGCATCAGCAGGGCCTTGTCGAAGATGTGGACCGACACCCCGGCCTGCTCGCGCACGGCTTGCTTGTTGACGTGGATGTGGACCAAGCGCTCGGTCGGATGCTCCAGGGTGTAGGGCTTGACGTACCGGACCCACAACATCTCGGCCACCTTGCGTAGCTGAGGCTGCGTCAGCTCACGCAGCGAGCGCTCGAACAGCACGGCGTCGATCACGATCGGCGTACCGGCATCGACCGGTCGCTTCTCGATCAGGGCCTTCGAGTGCATGGCGCTGAGGATCCCGCCGACCTGTGCAGGCGTCACCTTCTCGCGCATGTCCGTCGTCACAGCCTCGGCGATCGTCACGAGCGTGCGCTTGAGCACCTCGCCCGGTCCCATCATGCGGTGCAACCACTCCCACACGACGCCGTACAAGCGCCAGGGCGGGTTCTCTTCCTCGATCAGCGTGAACTGGAAGTTGATCGACCAGGCATCCACGATCAGGACCGCCACACTCGGTAGTCCGTCGCGACCCGCACGTCCGCACTGTTGCACCATCGCTTCGATCGAACCCGGGATCCCGAGGTTGATGACGGTGCGGATGTTCGGCACGTCCACGCCCATGCCGAAGGCGATGGTGGCGCAGACAATCGGAGTCGCGCCGCTCTTGAACTCGTTCTGCACGCGCTCGCGCTCGTCCTTGTTCATGCCAGCGTGATAGAACGCGGCCAGCCCGCCACCGCGCTCGCGCTTCACAGCCTCGACCGCCTTCTCCGCCGCGCTCCGCGTGCAGGTGTAGACGATGTGTCGGCCGCCGGGATCCAGGCCCCGCACCCACTCACCCAAGAGCCGGAAGCTCGCACCCTCGGCCGCGTCCTCGACCACGTACTTGATGTTCGGCCGGATCGGGTCCGCCACGACCATCGCGAAGTCGGGGCGCATCCCGAGGCTGCTGCGGATGTCCTCGACCACCTTGCTCGTCGCCGTCGCGGTCAAGGCGAGGATCGGCGGGCGTTCTCCGCCCTTGCGCGTCAGCGCCTTGACCAGGCGGTTGATCCGCATGTAGTCGGGGCGGAAGTCGTGGCCGTACTCGGAACAGCAGTGCGCCTCGTCGCAGACCACGTACGAGACCTGCGCCCGCGCGATGTCGGTCAGGAACGTCTTGGAGTTGAACCGCTCCGGGGCCACGTACAGGAGCTTGTACCGGCCCGCGATGAAGTCGGCGATCCGCTCCGCCCGCTCGTCGTCATCGACGTGCGAATTGATGTAGGTGGCGGGCACGCGACGTCGCGCGCAGTCATCGACCTGGTCCTTCATCAGGGCGATGAGCGGCGTGATTACGATCGCACCGCCATCCTTCAACAGCGCGGGTATCTGAAAGCACGCGCTCTTGCCTGCCGAGGTTGGCAGCACGGCGATGACGTCGTTGTCAGCCAGGGCCAACTCGATCACCGCTCGTTGCGACTTCCGGAAGTCGTCGTAGCCCCAATGCTCCTTGAGAGCTTGCCGCGCGCGTGTGATGTTCACGGGTCCGAGCAGTCCCGGGTGTACCCGCAGTTCAGGCAGACGAGCTTGCAGTGCCGCGCGACGAGCGAGGTCGAGCCACACACCCAGCAGCCTTCGCGCGTGTCTGCGCTGGGATCGACCCACGAAGGGTCAGGATCGTGTAGGTCCATTTCACTCACGCCGTTGCTCCTCGCGCTCGTCGAGCGCGTCCGTCACGTAGTCCATCGTGCGCCGACGCGCGCGCTCGGACAACGGCAACAGATACCCGGTCGTCAGCACGAGGGCCCCGCGTGGCGGGATCGTCCAAGGCAGCCTTGAGCGCCCTCGCTTCGGTTTCGTCGCGGACCTCGATCTCGACCTTCATTGACACGCCTCCAGCTTCGCCAGTGCTTCCAGGATCCGGGTTTGAACACGCTGCCGCACTCGTGCGTTGACCGGGAACGCGAGGTCCCTGAACTTGCGCTGAGGTTGCGCATTGAGCAGGGCTCCGCACGCGTTGCAGTAGTTGCTGCTGATGCGATTCACGCACGGGCAGGCGTGGCAACGCTCCGTGAACTCCTCGCACGGCATCGCCAGGAACCGTGACCCGTCAGGGCGTTCGATCACCCGGATGCTGCGGATCACCCACTCGTCGCCGAGCGTCACCTGTCCGTAGGCTCGGACATGCGCTTCTCGCGCCGCTTGTACCAACTCGACCGCCGTGATCTCGACCATGCTGCAACCCTCGGTGTGAGGGTCAAGCATGCTCGACGCGCGCACGGATGTCTAGTCTTCGCGCGGGGATTCCGAAACTCGCCGTCAGCTCAGAAAGAACTTCTGACAGGTTGACGATCAGCTCGGCGCTCACCTCGCGCGCAAGGCGTAGCTGGTACGTGAGGCTTTCGGCACAGGCGTTGAGGTCGTCCTCTGCGTGACAGCCGCCGCAGCGTCCACAGTCATGCCCCGTGCTCATAGCGCCTCCTGACGTTCTCTGCTCCCATCGAGCGCAGACGTTCCTCTGATTTTTTTAGCCCTAAATGGTGGGCCTTCGACACCACGCTCTTGACGCTGCGACCGAGCATCTTGGCGATCGAGACGTTCGCGGTCCCCGCGTACTCACGCTTGAGCAGCGTCAGCTCGGACGGCGTCCAGCGCGGCATCACGGTCACCAAGCCGAGGGGTGCGAGCATGCCCTTGCTTTTGCGAAGCTGGAACCGCTGCGCGGCCTCCTCGATGTTGACCTGCGTGATGGCGAAGACGGCGATGAGGTCCGAGTCGAGTACGCTCGGGTAGCAGCGCTTGAAGTCCTCTTCGTGTTCGCGTCGGAGCGGTCCATCCAGTGCAGCGGATCGCAGTGCCTCCACGCGTCGGTCCAGCTCTTCCTGCGACACGACGAGCCGTCGTGCGATCTCCAGGCGCGATGCGCGTCGCATCAACCCCGCGCGCACGATGGAGTCGTCCAACGCGCTCCACTCGACAGCCCGCGTGGTGAACTGCTTCACCGCTTGCCGGTGAACGCACTCGACTGTGCGTCCGATGTGGCTTGCGATCCAGGTCGCCGGGCGACGACCGTAGTAGCGCTTGAGCAGGTTGATGGTGTGCTCAGACCAACGTCCTCGTCCCGTCATAGTGGGCCAAGGATAGGCACGAGGTCCCGCACGGACAACTCGTTTAGGAGAACGCTTACCGACGGGGAAAAGAACGCGCCCGTCTGCGGGGGTCAGCCGCAGACGGGCGCGAGAGCGAACGTCGAAAGTTCAGGGGGTTTCCGGCACGTTCGGCGGGAACGCCTCACGCAGCGCCTCGACCACCTGCCCGAGACGGCGAGCGGCCTCGCGCGAAGATTCACCCTCGCGCTGCTCGACCTTGGCCGTCACGGTCACGGGCTGTAGCGGTCCGTCCGTCGTACCCTCCCTGTCCGGGTCGTGCTTCCACGACACTTCGAGCACGATCCCGGTGCCGGTCAAGTAGCTGGTGGACGACGTCGGTAGCGTGAATGGTGTGCGCGGTGCGCCGAGTGACACGCCGAGCGATTCACTGACGTTCGGCGGGTACAGCTCCATCATCGCATCCACGGCTTCCCTGAACGCCTTGGACCAATTCCTGATCGACTGGTTGGGGCGACGCTCCAGGCGCACCGTGATCTTGCGCACAGGAGAGCCGTCCTCGGCGTCCCAATCCCACGAGACTTCCATCGAGTCACCCGCAGGAGCGGCCGGAGACCAGGTCGAGCTGGACGAGCTGCCAGGCAGGCCGAAGTACGAGACGGACTGATTCCCGACCGACAGGGTCAGGCCCGCGTGCTGCTCGCTGTAGACGAGACGCTGTGCGGAAGCGTTCAGCACTCCGAGCAGGAGCGCGAGCGCCAGAAAGAGTAGACGACGCATGAGTGAGTCCTTTGCTTTTTCAGGGGTCAGCTTCCGGTCCCGAAGTGAGGCCGCCAAAGCTCAACGCGCCGAGGTCCCTCCGGCGCTTGACACGGTGTCAAACGCAACACGATCTCCGGATCTCGCCTGAGCGCGCGCATTCATCAAACCCTATCCCGGCGTGTAGAAAGCCGCAATAGGGTTTCCCCGGAAGTGCGAGCTAACCCGCCAGGAGCGCGTGGGAAGCCGCGTAGACGCGGTTTCGACCTTGCCGCTTGGCCGCGTACAGCGCTTGGTCGGCACGGCGCAGCGTGTGCGCTGCCGCGCCTGGGGCCAGCTCCGCCACTCCGGCACTGATCGTCACGGCACGTCCGAGGTCAGGAATCACCGAGGCTTCCAGGCGCTCGCGCAAACGCTCCGCGACCTGCGCGGCCTCTGTCTCGGGCGCACCCGGGCACAGCACGATGAACTCCTCACCGCCCCACCGGCACACTTCGTCGCTCGCGCGCACGCCAAGGACGAAGAGCTGCGCGGCCGACCGTAGCACTACGTCACCGACGTCGTGCCCGTGAGTGTCGTTGACCAACTTGAAGTGGTCGATGTCGAGCAGGATCACGGACGTGCGTCGATCGGCGCGCGCTTCTTGCGCGAGCCGCTCCTCGACGAAGCGCCGGTTCCACAACCCGGTCAGCGGATCGGTGCGCAACGCCCTGGAGAGCGCGATCACCTCCGACCGTAGACGATCGACTTCCAGCACGAGCTGCGTCCGCGACAGATCATCAGGCTGCATGTTCATGGCTCCATCAGGAAGTTCGACGCACTTCCCAGCGTTCGCAATCGTCCTGCGACAACTCGACCGGTGACTCGATCACTCCGAACGGGAACTCGCGCGTCTCGGGCAAGTCGAAGCGTGAGCACGTCGAATCCAAGTAGCCGCGCTTGACCCATGTCCAGGTGAAGCCGCGAGGCCAGCTCGTCGCCGTGGGCGGTCGGTACAGGAGGCCGTAGCGCGTCACCGCACGGCTCCCCCGCACGACGACTCGGTCACGACCACGGCGCTGCCCTTGGTGATGCGCGCGCGTTCGAGTCCCGGGATGTCCGAGGTCCACTGCCCGAGCGTGAAGTTCGGCAGCACCTCGCCGTCGATCTCAGGATGGTACCGGCGCTGTTCGGGCGCGAGCTGTGCCGCCAGATCCGCCGACATCCAGCCGATCACGAACCACTCGCCCTCGACGTCGTCGAACTGGTAGTGACGACCAAGCGAGCGCGTCGAGCCCGGGTTCCGGACGTACGACGGCGGGAGCGCACCGGACACGGCGAACCGCTCTTCGACCGACGCCCGCTCGCCGCGATCGTACGCCGGGCACCCCGGCGACACCGGGCGCGTCAACTTGTAGCGCACGGCCGGATAGACCGTGCGGCCGATCGCGAGGTCGAAGACCCCGAGGATCTCGACCTCGGGGATGCGGCGCAGATAGGTGAGCAGCGCGTGGTGGTACGGGTTCATGGCGTGGTTCATCGACGAAGAAGGATGCGGCACTTGAGCTATAGCGGGGCAAGACAGTTCCGGCACTTGGCAGGCGCGCCGTCGTGCTCGGATGTCAGTGGGCGGCATCATCGAATCCGCTCGCGGAACTCGGTGACCGCGCGCCCCAGCGCGTAGCCCGCGCGCCCGACGACGTGCGGCGGGACCGTCGTCCAGGCCATCAGCACGTCCGTGCGACCTGTGCGGAACCACAGCGCGAAGGACTGCGACACGTTGACCGGGTTCAGGTACTTGCGGTTCATGCCGCCGCCTCGATCGGGAACGCGCCGTTGTTGGTGCTGAACTCGCGGATCGGCCAGCCCTTCGCGTTGGTCACGCGCGGGACGACGATCTCACGTCCCTCCGCGTACGCGATCTCACCCGAGCCCGCGTACGTCAGGGCCTTGCCCAAGCGCACGCGCAGGCTTGACCCGTTGACGCGCACGACCTCGGCCTGCGCGACGTAGTGGCGGTGGCTGTGCGTCCACCGCGCCTCGACGATCTGCCCGGGCTGGAGCGCGGACTCGAACGTGATCTGTTCCAGGAACCAGTTGTCGTTCATGGGCGAGCTATCGGCTGACCTTGGCGTCGGGCTTGAGCCTTTCCGCCCACCAAAGTCCCATCGAGCCCCGCACCTCGTACCACAGCCGCACGCGGTCGCCGACGGCCCCATCGCGGAGCCCGTCCCAGCCTGCACGAAGAAAATGCACGGTGCCGTCGTCGCACAGGACGCGCTGGAAGCCGTCGGCCCGTACCTCGGTGATCGCTCCGTCCTTCGTCATCGCGTCTTCCTCTTCATGCACTCTCTCCTGGTTTGCGCACCTTGACCATGATGGTCGAGACCCCGGTCCCCGCCTCCTCGAACGCGCCGTCCGGGAGTTTCTCGATCTCGGCCTTGTGCTCGGCCAGGAACTTCGTGAGCACGCCGTAGCGGCCGTCCCGGCGCGTCGCGGCGCTCGCCGACATCACCGAGACCAGCACGCCGCCCGGCTTCACGAAGCGCCAGGCGCGGAGAACGTGCTCGACCTCCTGCGCGCCAGCGAACGGCGGGTTCATCACGACGGCGTCGTAGGACCCGAACTCCACGGGCAAGGCGGTGAAGAAGTCCAAGGGCAGGACCGTCACGCCGGGCTCGCCCTCTTGCTCGACACGCCGCGCCAGGTGTCCGAGCATCTCGATCCCGTGCGGATCGTTCTCGACCGCCGTGATGTCGCGGACCCGAGCGCGCAAGAGCGCGCGCACGATCGCGCCCTCCCCGGCCGAGGGCTCCAGGACGCGCGAGTGTGTGTCGAGGTGGGCGGCTTCGACCAGCTTGTCCGCGACCTCGGCGGGTGTGTAGAAGGCTTGACGCGCCTGCTTCTCGGTCCGGGCCAATGCGAAGGTCGTCGGACGCCGTGCTTCCTGCGCCTGCTTCTCGGCCGCAGCCCCGCGCGGCGGCGGGAGCGCGCCCGGGTAGCGCCGCGCCATGATGAGGTTCATAGCATCGACGTGCTCGGGGTTGGTGATGCGGACGTGCGTCGTGCCGACTCGGAATATCTTGATCCGCATCAGTGGCTCGGCGTCGGGGCCGAGCGGGCTCGGGACGTCGATCCACTTCCCGAACGGGATGGGCCCAAGCCATCGCAGCCCGACGCCGTGCCCGGACGGCGGGAGCCCCGCGAGCAGGCAGAGCACGCGTTCGAGGTCGTGCAGGCTCTCGTGACTGGACAGCGAAGCCGTGTCACCTTGGAGCGAGCGCGGGTGCAGGTAGAACGCGTGGTTCACGATGAGCTTCTCGCCGATGCGCGTGGGCTCGTTCGTGCGGTGTTCCCAGGAGAGCGAGCGATAGACGGCCTCGACGCAGCGCTCGAAGTATTCACCACGCTGGGCGTGTACGGCCGCGATCGTGGCCTCGATGTTCTCTCGCGTCAGCGCGGGCAAGTCGGCGGGCGCGTGCTTGGTGAACCGCGCGAAGCCCCTGGACCGGTGCAGTTGCTCGAACAGTTCACCGCGCGTCTTGTGGTCCATGATCGTGTCGATCTGCGTCAACACGTACAGGCGGAGCCAGAAGTGACGGTCGATCTCCTGCTCGATCGCCGTGGCGTTGCGCGGGTCCTGGATGTCGGCGGGGTTCCCGTCGGGGAAGTGAACGCTGACACGCGGCAGCTCGACTCCGAACACGCCGACCTGCTCCTTGGCTTGGTCGAGTAGTCGCACCGACTCCTTGAAGGCCGCTTGCGCCGCGTCGCGCGCGGCGAGCAGGGCCTCGATGCTGACGGCCGAGATGATGGACGCGGCTCCGGGTGCTTGTGCAGTGGTCATGCAGGCTCTTTCGGCTCCTCGGGCGCTTCGACTTGAGTCCGACGGTTCGGGCAGTCCAGGCTGGTGTGGACTCTGAACGAGTAGCCGAAGCAGTCGCAGTCGGCCTCGACCACGCGTCCGCCGTCGCTCCAGCGCGTGACCTTGACGCGCACGCCGTTGCGCCGCGTCACCTCCACCGAGACGGGTTTGCGCTTCACCCGGATTCCTTCGGACGATGGCACACGCAAGCGCAACCTTGGCAGTGCGCGTGATCCGCGTCCAGACAACGTAGGCTCTTGCCGTACTTGTCGTCGCGTCGCTCCGCGTCCCGCGCCTCCTTCTCCGCTAACCGCCGTCGAGCGCGCTCCAGCTCGGCAGCCTGCTGCTCCAACGGCACGGGCGGGTCGCCCGCTCCGCCTGCCATCGCAAGTGCGTAGTACGCCGCGTGCGTCTTGTTGCAGAAGCGGCCCGCGTATCCGTACCCCATGAACACGGTGAGTTCAGGCGCGCGCCCACCGCTGTAACGCCGATAGAAGCTCGGTGTGAGCTTCTTCTTGCAGAAGCGACAGCGAGGGCGCGCCTGCATCAGAGCCTTGTGCTTCACTTCGCCACCTCCGCGACCCGCGTCACCACGGTCGTCTTGAGGCCCTTGAACTCTTCGTGCTTCTTGACCGTCGCCTTGACCCGGCGCTCTTCGCCGATCTGCCACGCGCCCGGACCGTACGTGGGATCGTTCGACGCCCACCACACCAGCGTCGCGCCTTCGAGGTCGAACTCGCAGCGGTGCGTCGTACCGTAGTAGCCCTCGATCGCCCGGTGCGCGACCAGCTTGAGCGTCAGGATATCGCGCTTGCCAACCTCCCCGACGAACCGCGAGGACTTCGCCTTGCGCTCGCGCTCGCGCAGCCGCTCTTGCTCGCGGCGGTACGAGGCGATCAGGCTCACGGTGAGGCCGAGCTTGTCGTACCCGACCACTTCGCGGCTCGCGATCACCTTGAGGTTGAGCGGGTAGTCCTCGACGCCCTCGTACGCCCGCGCCCACTCGATCGCAGCGCGCGCTTCCGTCGCGAGCGCTTCGGTGAACCGCGTGCGGATCCGCGTACGCTCCTCGATCTCGCTGGGTTGGGGACGAGACGGCGGGAAGAGGAAGCGCACGACCTGATCGGCCGTGGCCCCGGTGCCCTCTGCGTTCGCACGCGCCCGACTCGTCCAGCCGTACTCGTCGATGAAGGCCCCGGCGATCGTCACGATCTCGACCACGTCGATCGTCACGCGACCGCGCTGGAACCCCTCGTAGCCGAAGTCCTCTTCGTCCATCGAGAGCCCGCCGAGCGGGTCCCCGAGGAAGGTGACGAGCGCGAGCAGCGCTTCGGGCGAGAAGGCGCTGACCCCGAGGAAGTCGGCCAGGCAGTTCCGACCGACCTGCTGCACGCGGCCGTCCTCGGCCACCACGACGAACGTGTCCTTGCGCCCGCGCGCCGTGTGGCAGTGATCGCAGATCGTCCCGCGCTCGCGCTGCCCGGCGGGCAACTCGTGCCCCGGCACGTTCTTGACGATCGGCAGGCCCTCCGCGTGGTTCACCACGGCGACCAGGGTCCAGCCGCCCGGGAGCACCGGGATCGAGCCCTCGATCTCGACCTGCACGAACCGCGCCTTGGTCTCGATGACGCGCGGCGGAGTCGTGTCGAAGACCTGCCGACGATGCACGACCCGATCTTCCTCCGCCCCTCGGCGGTAGACGATCGGGTTCACGCCCAGCTTGCGGGCCTGCTTGTTCACGCGATCCAGTCGCTCGACCAGATCGGGCAGGCGGCTCTCCGGAGCCCAGCCCTGCACCTTGATGACTTGGTGGGTCACGCTCATGCCCGCCTCTTCGGCAAGCGTACCGCCCGAGCTTGAGCGAATCCGGGTGGAAAGCGTTTCTAGGGCGGGAAGATCGAGTTGAGCCAGGCCCGATGCAACTCGATCTCGTACTGGATCGAGGGGTCAGTGGAGTCGATCAGGTCCACGAGTTCGAGCGGATCTGACACGGTGTCAAAGAACCACTCCTGCACGGACGGGACACTCGTCGGCGTCCCGGTGCGCCGGAACTTGTACCGTGGCGAGACGGCCGCGATGTCGGCGGGGAGCGGATTGTCTCCGCGCGTCCCGCACACCACGTAGCTGTGGATCTGCTGGGCTTGGCCCAGGGCCAAGGGCATGAGCGACATCGAAGGGCTCGACAGCGGAACGGTCCGCCCGTACCGCTCCGCGATCGTCGCGTAGATGTCCACGGCATGCACGAGCGCGGGGCTCGTCTGTCCCGACGGGATACCTGCACCGGCCACGATCAGCGGCACGTCGATGCCCCGCCAGAACGTCGTGGTCTTGGCGCGCTGCGTGCCCGCGACGTCGCGAGGCGTGCCGTTGTCGCCGATGATGATGAGCAAGTCGTCCGGCGTCAGCAGCGGGAGCATCGCCCCGACTTGCGTGTCGAGCGCGACGATCATAGCCTCGTACTTGTCGCGATCGGTCGGCGTGTCAGGGTAGCCGTTGGGCAGCCACAGTGCGTCGGGCCGGTGGAACGGGTCATGCGCGAGCTGGGCCGAATAGACCGCGAGCTTCGGTCCCGGCGTGCTCGTCCACCAGTAGTACCAGCGCGTGAACATCACGGTCGGTTGGTACTTGTTCGACGTGCTCTGCACGCCGTCCTCGACTCGCACCCAATCCCAATACGAAGTCCCGCCGCAGGTCGTGACGTTCCCGCCCGGGATCACGCCGCGATAGACCGAGTACCCGTGCTCACCGGGCGCGCGCTGCCAGTCGTTCAAGCTGTTGGGGTTCGCGCCCTCGTGCCACTTGCCGAAGAAGCCCGGTGACACGCCGACCGGCGACACCAGATCGGCGAGCGAGATGAGCGACGACGGCGGTGTGCGGTTCGTCGGGATGTAACAGACCTTGTCGGTCGGAGCGACGCGCCATCCGCCGAAGTCGATCGCGTACCGCGTCGGCATGCACGTCGGCGACGCCTTTGCGTTGGTGAACTTGATCCCGTAGTCCGCGACCCTCTTGATGTTCGGGCAGCGCCCATCCGCCATCAGCTCTTCGAGGTCGATCTCACCGACGTCGTCGAGGATGAACACGATCGTGTCTTGCGCGCGCAACGTCGGCGCGAGCAACAACAGCAAGGTCAGCAGCATCTTCATGGGTCAAGCCTTTCGTTTGGGTCTCCTCTTTGATTCCAGCTCGGCGTGGAGGTCAACCCACCCGTCGAGATCGTCCGGAACCGGTGCAGACAAATCCATCGCGTCGGGGTTCAGAGTCCCGAGTCGCATGCAGATCCGCGCGTGCTGATTGTAGTCCAGAATGTCGGACTTGAGCATCACGATGACCGCGCCAGCGCACCAGCGAGCCCGTTGACCGACGACGGGCTCACCGTCACCGGCGTAGTCCACGGTCTCGTGGCAAGGGAACATCGCCCCGCGCTCCAGTGACTCCGCGATCTCCTGGACTCGCGCGTGCCGCAGGTAGGGTGTGATGTCGGTACGGAACGGGCAACGCGCGCACGGACGTTTCGGCTTGGTCATAGAAGCTCACGCCTTCCTTTTCGCTTTCACTTTCGCCTTGGCCTCGACCGCGCGTTCAGGGTTCACCGCCGTCACGCCCTTGCCTACGCGATCAACGCGCCAGTACCACCCGGGCAGCTCGAACACAACCGCGCGGATCTTGCGCATGTGCGCGTCGCCGCACGCGTCGGCCCACCACAAGTCACGCTTGCGCCTGATCTCGCGATGGATCAGCGACAGCTTCGCGGGTGCGCGGCAGATCAGGCACTCGGACACGGCGGCATCTCCACGTTCCAGCGTTTCGCGAAGCGGCGCGCGCCGCGCTCGTCAGTGTCGTAGGTGTACCGCGTCGGCCACCGCAAGCGACTCCCCTTGATGTACCGATCGACCGTCCAGGACAAGCGGTAGTGCTGGGACGAGAACCGCTGAATGCGATGGCTGGTCGAGCGTTGCGGACGGTAGCGACTCACGGTTTCCCCTCGGCGGCGAGCTGCTGCCTGATCCGCTCCAAGTGCTCCGACGCTTGCTGCATCGACGCCTTTGCGCGGTCTAGCCGTGCCGTCCAGAACTCCGTGCTCGCGTGCAGCGCCTCGATCAGCGTGTCATATCCATTCGAGGGAGGCGTCGGATCCGAGCGGCGCGCGTGGAACCGTTCGCCGCATTCGCCGTACGGGCTGCCGCCCACGTACTCCCCGAAGACCTGCCACTCACGCACAAAGTCCGCACCCTCAGATTTCGGGTACAGCCTGCTCCAGGGGGTGAACTCGTGCCACACGTAGCGGGTCTTGACGACAAGGCCGTCGCGGACGAGAAACCGAACAACTTCGTTGGTCATGCTGTCGGGTCCTCCAGTTCAGGCGGGATCTGGATCCCGAGCAGCTTGGCGACCTTGACGTAGACCTCGTCGTCCATGTTCCAGAGATTCATCCGCGACGACAGCTCGCCCCGCGTCTCGTACCGGAACACGTCCAGATCGACTTCACGCTGCGTGAACGCCCAGTCGCGATGCGGCCCCGTCTTCGGGACCTTGGCCGGGTGTCTGTCGTGCGCGTGCGCCGCGACGATCCAACTCCGTGAGGTCTCCCCCGTGATCGTGCGCGGTACCCACTGTGCTTTGCGAATCAGCACGCCACCGAACGGCTTGCCCGGCACCTTCGTGTAGACGCGGCGGTTCGCGTCGAACTGCCAGATCGTGTCCCCGACCTTCACCCGGCCCTCCGCTTCCCGTACACGGCCTCGATCTCGGCCATGATGCGCTTCCGCCGCTCTTCGAGCGTCTCGGCGCGCGTGACGAGTCCCTGACGCCGCGCCGCGTCCTTGAAGCGACGCGCGAGGTCGTGCTCCAGTTCCTTGCGGGTCTTGTAGTAGTGAGTCATCGAGCCCTGCTCCTTCGCCCCTTCTTCGTCTCGGGCACGGCCCAACCTTGAGGGAACTCGGGGCATTCCTCACCGGTCGGCCTTGCCGGTGCGGCGGCGAGAACCGCGTCGGCCAAGTGCTTGTGCATCGTAGCGGGATCGAGCCCTTCGGCGAGGCAGCGACGCGTGTATTCGGCGGCGACGCGCGCCTGCCACGCCATCACGGCGTCGGCGCAGCGCTTGAGCCGCGCCGCTTCCTCGATCGTGGCAGGGTGCTCGAAGTGCCGCTTCCAGCAGGCCGGGCAGTTGACCGTGTAGGACCCGCCTTGGGGGTCGCTGCGCGAGATCCAGGTGCGGCCGTGCTGGCAGCGCGGGTTCGAGCAGTCGTGGAACCACACGTACGTCTGGCGGTCCCTGCGCCAGCTCGGGGCGTGAGGCGGGTGTGACCAGACTTCGGCCCCGCTAGCTTCGCGCTTGCCCGTGTCGAACGCCGGGCCACCCTCGCAGCCGTAGCACAGACCGGTGAAGGTCCCGGCGTACCGCTCCGCCGGGTGCCCGCCGTCGGCGTCGAGCCCCTTGCCGCAGCCGCGACACTTGATCTCGCCGGGCGCGCCGAGCATGCCGTCGCGGTCCATCACGCGCCCTCCTTGAGCTTGGCGATCGCGACGGCGACCGCGACCAGCTCACCCGGATATTCGCGCGGGTCGGCCCCGTTCACGAGTTCCTGCACCCCCGTGCAGACCTCGAAGGTCTCTTCGTCGATGAGTATCTTGCCGCTCTCAACGACGGCGAGTCGCCAGTAGCCCGAGAGCGGGATCTGCTCCGCACGTACGAACAGCATCACGCGGGCTCCGCAGGCTGGAAGTTGCCCGTGTCGATCACCTCGCCGAGGTGGCGGGGCTGGATCCGGTACGTCCGTCCATCGGGCCCGCGCCCGAGGATCTTCGGCTTGACCGCGACGATCTGCACCTGCGCCGGGCTCACGGCGTTGCGCAGCTTGATCGTCACGCCAGGGCGCAGGTTGGCCAGCGCGCGCCGTTGCTCCGTCTGCTCCTGGTGCCACTTGCGGACCCCGGCCCTCCACTCCTCGCACGCCGCCGGAGACGCGTCCAGGAAGCGCAGCGGGCACGAGTACGTGTACGGGTGCATGGACTCGTCCATGTCCTTGTAGCCCTGCCCGCCGCCCTTGGACGAGAGCAGGAAGAGCGCGATGAACCGCTCCACCTTCACCGTGTCCCCGATCCCGCGCACGATGACCGTGCCGTTCTCGTCCCGATCCTCGAACAGCACCCACAGCGCGCTGCCGCTCCGTGCCTTGTCGATCGCGACCCGGGTGATCCGGTGGCCGCCGTGATCGAACTCGCGCGTCGCCGTCAGCTCGGCGATCAGCTCCGCGCGCGTCTGACCCCTCGTGTACGTCCAACCCATGTCCGTTACCTCCGCGCCCTCTATCGGCCGCGCCCCTCGCCCAGCTTGAACGAAAACGGGGGTTCCGGGAACGACGGCAGGTACCCGCTCCCGGGCGGCGGAGGCCGAGGCGGAGGGGACGGGGCCGACGGATCGAGCACGCCGCGCGTCCAGCCCTTCTCCGGGTGTGGCTCGACCAGCGGTCGTCCGTCCAGGCGCAGCCACTCGTCCAGCTCGTGTAGCACGCGCTTCATCAGCACCTCGCGGATCCACCAAAGGAACTGGCGCTCGTCCCAATACATCCACTCGAAGCGCGTGCGAGCTTCGGTGAACGTCACGGGCAGCGGCGGTGCGCTGGACGCGGCCTCGCTGTCCGGCTCCCAGGTGCCGCAGCGGAAGACGATCGCGTCGGACGGATCCACGTACAGCTCGAACCACCAGCCAGGGCGGTACGTGATCTTGGCCGCCAAGGCGCGCATCTCGTCGAGCGTCACGATTCCTCCGGAGCCGTGTACCGGTCGCACAGGACACACCGACGTGAGTATTCCAGCAGGGCGGCCTCGAACAACGTAGCCATGTCGGGCGCCTGCACGGGCGAGTTCCAGTAGACGTGCGTCACGGCCTTGAGTGCTGCTTCCCGAGCGCTGACGTTCAACATGACATCGCGCTGTCCCATCGCGTGATGGAACTCGCGCATGGTCTGCCGCAGTTGCTCGTTGGAGAACGTCGTCATTTCGGCTTCCTGCGCCGAGGCTTGCGCCGTGCTTCGTCCCGCTCCGTCTTCTCCACGCGCTTCGCTGCGCGCGCCACCACTCGATTGAACTCGACGCGCCCGTAGAAGACGCCGTATAGCCACAGCAACGTCTCGATCCAGCGCTTGCCGTCATGTCCGCGCTCTTGCGATGAGGTGACGCGCCCGCTGACGTCGTCGAACACCGCCTTGCCGTAGATCGTTTTCATTGCCGACCTTCCTCTCGCGCTTGCGCACGCTCGATCGCGTCCTGCTCCATCGCACGGATCAAGCGATCGACGTGCTCGCCAAAGCTACCCACCGCGCGCTCGATCCGTTCGGAGGCATCCTGCATCTCGCGCGAAGCGCGTCGCACGTCCTCGGCACCGATCAGATGGACGAACTCGGTCACAGCTCCCCCTTAGCAAGCGCGAGCAGCTCAGCAGCGGCAAAGCACAAGACCTCTTGCGCCTCTTCCATCGAGAGTTTCTCACGCGCGCGGTACTTCGAGTTGTCGGACTTCTTCTTCGGTGAGGGCATAGCCGTCGGGGAGAGCTGGACCGTACAGGATGAATCGCGACGGCGACACCACCGTCACGACGTTCGTGTTGACGAGGAACGAGCGTAGCAGCTCGCGAGCGCGTGCGGACTTCGCACCCTCGTCGGAGGCGAAGCGCAGGGCGAAGACGTACGGGCCGCCACCCGCGAGCTGCGTCAACGCCGGGAAGTCCGTGGCGATCTTCATCTCGACCACGACGCCACTCCGATCCGGGCGGTCCGCGTCCGCGCCCCAGCCCTGCCGCCACAGGCATAGGAACGCGGCGCACGACGGCGGGCGCGACGCGTAGATCGCGCACCCGGCTTCGCACTGGTTCGAGCAGCGCTGACGCGCGGGCTTCGCCAGCTCGGGGATCGACATGACCTCGCAGCAGAGCTGACACGGACCGCACGTCCGCTCAGACGCGAGCCGCTTCGCGCGTTGTGCCGGAGACTCCGGCTGCGCCCGAGCAGTCCGCCGCTTCTCACGCTCACGGCGCTTGCGCTTGTCCGGGTTGCCCACGCTTCTTCCTTCCGGCTTCGTACCCTCGCGAGTAAGCGAGGGCCTTGGCTCGTTGTAGCTCCGCCTTGAACTCACGCCGCGCGTCCAACAGCTCGCGCATGCGCGCAGCGATCGCGAGTCGCTCGGCGCGACGCGCACAGATCAGATCCGCTTGCTCGCGCGCACCCGCTTTGAGCAACGCATCAAGCACCTCGACCATCGCCTCGCGCGTCTTCACGTCGTTCGCGCCGAACATGCGCAAGCGCCAGACGACGTGCTCGGCATGCACACCGATCGGCTCCCAACCGTGGGAGTCGTCGGGCGGCTTGGCCTCGAAGCCGTCCGCCCCCTTCACGATCGGCGTGGTAGTGGTCTGCCAGCTCATCAGTCGTCGGTCCTCACTCGATAGGACTGTGCCCGGTCCGGCCCGGTGGCGCGGAGGTCACGGTCGATGTCGCCTTCGAGGTCGGTCTCGGCTTCCGCTGCGCTCGGAGCCGGGATGGCAACGCGCAGCCGCTTCCGACGATCGGCCCCGTAGTTCGTCCACTCCCGAAGCATCTCACTTGCGCGGAAGTCGGGCCCGCAGCTCCACGACATCCCACACGAGCAGCCGACCGCCCAGCTCCGGTTGGGCTTGTCGTACAGGCGCGGACGGCCGTCGCACACCGGACACGCGTCCAGAATGAACTGGAGCTTCCACAGGAACAGGCGACGTAGTAGTCGTTTCATTCGTCGGCGTCCTCGTTGTCACTGCACTCAAAGGCTGTGATGGCTTCGGTCAGCTCGGGGTGGATGTTGCGCGTGACCGCGTCCCAAAGCGCGCCGCGTCCCAGCGCCTCGCGCATGATCCGACCCGCCACCGCGTAGTTGCGCCACGCGCGCTCCGCATTCCGCTGCGCGTCCATCCGATCCGGGTCGGCCAGCAGATGCACCGTCATGGCGAGGACGTCGCTCAGGGCCACGACGAACTGCGCGCGCAGTGCATCTTTCATCGCGGTCAGGGTGCGCTCGGCCACGTTCGCGCGGCTCTCGACACGCGACAGGTCCGCTGCCAACTCGATGCGGTGTTGCCGCTCAGATTTTTTCTTCGTCATAGAGGTTCCCCGTAGCAGTCGGTGTCCGTACGAATCGGCCACTCACGTCTCGACTTCTCACGCACCGCGCGCTCGCGCACTTCCATCAAGCGGAGCCGCCGCGCTTCTTCGCGCACGTCAGTCTCGAAGCGCTCGCTCGACCATGCCATCTTCGGGTTCCGATCGCGGATCGAGAGCATGTCCAGCACGAACTGCGCCAGCGCGCCGCGGGCTTGACGCGTGGAGAGAGTCTGTCGTCTCTTCACTCGTCGTCCTCGTTGGTGCTACCCACGAAAGCCGGATCCGCCCTGTACGCCACGTACCCGAGCCAGATCAGCTCGTTGATAATGGCCCAGAACTGCGGAGTGATCGCGAGTCCACTGACCCCGCCTTCGATGTGTCCTTCATTCCGCCAGGTGGAGAGGATCTCGCGCTCCGCTGCATTGATCTTGCACGGCACGATGACCTGGTCGTTCACCATGACGAACTGGATGTACGGCATCAGCCGCAGCTCCAGTTGGGTGATCTCGCGGCCCAGCAACTTCTTGGCCCGGGTCTTGATCGTCGGCGTGAGCACACCTCGTCCAGCCTTCATGCTTTCTCCCTTCTTCACGCTTCCTCCTTGGCCGCGACGGTCTCGCGACGCAGCGCCGGGCGGAGCTTGGGTTCCTGCACGAGCAGGAGCGCGAGCTGCGCACCGAGCCGGGTCAACGCCTCGTGGTAGCCGTGCGCCAGGTGATCGTCGCACCACTCGTGCCCCAGCTCATGCAGGAGCAGCTCGACGTGCTCGATGCGAAGACCTTCCGCCCCGTCCTCAAACCAGCGGTGCCCGAGCACTTGCAAGTTGAGCGTGAGGAAACCGCCGCGCCCGTACCACGCTGCGAAGCGGTTCGCGTTGTCGCGCACGATGCGGATCGAGAGTCCGGTGCGATCGCGCAGGAGGGCTTGGCCGATCAGCTTGAAGCTGACGCACACCACCTTTTGCGCGTCGGTCCATCTCTCGAACGGCACCTCGGTGTCGATGCCGTCCGGCGAGAACCTCGGGTGCTTGGTCGGCGTGACCTGTCCCGCCGCCTTCATCGCGCCGGTCTCGCGCACGCGCTCCCACGTCTCGGCCGGGAGTGCGCCGCCCGGGACCACGGTGTAGCCCTCGGACGCCGCGCGCTTGCTCGCCTCGGGATCCGACGGGTCGTAGGTGACGCGCCGCTTCCCGAACCGCTCGTCCAGCACGTTTGACACCGTGTCAGGCGCGGCCTCGGCCAGGGCCTCCGTCACCCACTCCTCGCGTGCCTCCTCGGCCGTGAGCAGCTTGTGCGCCGCGTCCAGGACGGCGACGCGCAGCCGCTTGAGGAACGCGGGCCGCACGTTCTCGCGGTCGAGCGTGAGCGGGATCTTCTGCTTGACGTTGATCCCGAACGGGCCGTCGATCGCGACGACCGGGATGCCCATCTCGTACAGCTTCGAGCCCGAGCCGTGCCGCCACACCTCGATCGCGGTCTCGCGCTCGACCAGGCGCAGGTTCCCCTCCTCGTCGGCCAGCTCGGTCTGGAGCTTAGCACGCAGCACGAGGTCGGGCGCGCCGTGCAGGTCGTTCAACACGTAGGTGACGCCGCCATCCCCACAGCGCGTCAGCACGGTGGTGCGGATGTGCGTGGGCGGGATCAGGTTGCGCAAATCCTCCGCGACTTCGTCCAGCTCGGCCCGTGTCATCGGCATGATCGCGGTCAGCACGGTTCCGCGCTGGGTCGCGGCCTTCGACGTCGTGCGCGAGCCGTCGGCGTGGAACATCACGGTGCCCGTGGTGCTCACGATCTCGGCCTCGCGGCAGCGCGCGAGGAACAGCTTCTCACCCGCGTTGAATCGCCCACGCGTCTCGGCCAGGCCCTTCTTCCGGGACGCCGCGAAGAGCGTGTAGCTCTCGGCCAGGTTGGCGAAGCCGTTCGGTGCGTCGTCCATGACCGCGATCTCCACCCGGGGCTGCCCAGGGAGCGCAGTGATCGAAATCGCGACCTTGGTCACGCCCGGCTCGTCCCAGGCGTTCGAGATCAGCTCGGCGATCGCCCGGGCCTTCGTCTGACGACCGAGCACCTGGGCCAGGCCGTCCTTGTCCACCTCGAACCATGCCTTCGTCATCGTTCCTCCTCCTGTAGTTGAACATGAAGCGCCCGGGCAAGCCGGACGTGCGCGCCGCGACCTCGTGCAGCCAACGCAGGCTCGGCCGCGAAGCCGCGCAATGCCTCGACCGTGGACGTGTCCGGCAACACCAACGCGAACGACGTGCCGGTGCTGTCGAACAGCATGCGCACCGTGCGTTGATCGGGCAGCACGATGTCGATCTCGTGCGGCTCGTCTCGGCCGTGCGTCGGAAGCACGATCGAACGTCTCACCCCTGCACCTTGACGCACTTGAACGCGACGCTCGCCATCTTGTGCAGCGGCAGCGCGACGAACTTGGCGCGGTTCGTCTCGTTCAGCGCGTCGTACACCGTGACGATCGCCGAGGCCGTGAACAGGTCCACTGCGTAGCCGTCGATCTTGGCGAACTGGCACTGCCGCACGATCTCGCGACACGCCTCGACCTTGTCGGTGGGCGTCTCGGTGTGGTGCTGCTCGATGCCACTGTTGACGCGGGTGATGGTCTTCATGTCGGGTCTATCGAACGGGCCGAGGTCCGGACTTGAACCATTCCGGCGGAAGTGAGAGGCGCACCGGCGAGCCCGCAGGCCAATCAGCGGCAGAGCACGTCAGCGTGTCAATGTCCAGAGGATCGCCGAAGCGTGCAACGCGGACCGCACCCTCGCGCACCACGGTCCCGGCGTGCATCAGCGCGAAACGTGTCGCGCGCCCCGTGGCCTTCACGTCGCCTTCGACCCGATACCCATCACCGACGCGTCCGCTGAACAAGTCCCGACCCTTCTCGTCGAGCACGGTCACGGTGTAGCCGTGCCAGGGCTCGGGCGAGCGCTTCATCCAGGCGTCCACGTCGAGGATCTTCCGACGCTCGCGGCGCGCGCGATGTAGTCGCCACGTCTCCCACGTCCACAACCCAGCGAAGCACGCCGCGATCAGGAACGCGACCCAGCACCCGAACGAAAACGCGCCGACAATCCAGCGCAGCCCTTCCATCAAGAAGTCGGTGACCATACGCACTCCAAGGAGACGGCCTCTCCCCGGCGGTTGACCAGGGAGAGGCCGGACGGTGTCTAGTTGCGGCTCGGGTCCACGTCCGTGTCCACGCTCGGAGCGAGCTGGAAGCCGCGCGAGTCCGCGACGATGCGCGGGAAGCCTTTGAGGCCGCGCTCGCCGATGCGCGGGCTGCGCCAGCCCTTCGCGACCTCGGTCACGGCGTTGTAGAGCGACCAGGCGTTACGCGACGCGAAGGCCGAGTGGTGCGGGTGCTCGTCGTCCTGGTACGCACGGTAGGTCTCGTCGATCTTGCCGAGCTGGTTCCAGGCGACCACGCCGTTGCGTCCGGCGAGCATCAGGAGGTGATCGGCATCGCTGTTCGTCAGCTCCGTCTCCTCCATGAACTCGACGAGGCGGTGCATCTGCCCGATCTGGTCCTGCCACTTCTGGATCCCGGTCTCGACCTTGACCTCAAGCTCGTCCACGTTGCCCGACGTGTGCTTCACGCCGAACACGAAGTCACCGACGATCGCGCCGTTCTCGCAAATGAACACGCGCGAGCCCGAGACGCCGAGGAGCTGGAAGCGCTGCACGTTCGAGCTGCGGAAGCCGAGGATCGGAGCCATGTCGATGCGGTCGCCGATCTTGATCCCCTGCACCTGGATCGAGCCGAAGATGTCGTGCCGGTCCTCGGACAGCGCGAAGGACTCCTTGGCGACGCCGTAGCCGTTCTTCGCGAGAGCCGCGTGGATGTCTTCGATCAGGTCCGCGTGGTGCATGGGCTTCCAGCGCGTCCCGATCTCGTCGTTCTTCCGGATGGCGCGCAGCTCATCGAGCGTGGGCACGCGGTACGTTTTGCGCAGTTCCGGCAGGGTGATGGTGGGCTTTCCGTGCGTGTAGAGCATGTGCTTCTCCGTTGGGTTGAACAGGCCGCCAAGCCTGCGTTGGGCGTGTCATCGACCAGCCCGACACCTGGAGTTTAGCTCGCGCCTGGAAATCGGACGGGAAATCCGGGATGTTTGAGCGAGGAAAGAACCACGACCGCGCGCGAATCTCCGGGGTACGGTTGGCCGAACCCATCAGGGGGGGCCGGGCCGGGAATCACAGGCGACGCAGGGGTCGCTTGCCCGGGTCTGTTCCCCGGGGCCGGGAGGTTTCTTCTCAGGGACCGCTTGCCTCCCGGCCCTTTTCCCATCCCAGACCCAGGAGGGTCATCTACATGAAGAAGATTCTGTGCTTCGCGTTCACCGCGTTCCTCGTGGTACTCGCCGCTTGCTCCGCCACCTTCAAAGGCAAGGCCGGAGACAACGTCCCGCTCATCGGCGGATCGGAGATCGAGTTCACGGTCAACATCGGCAACGGCACGCTCAACGTGCCGCCGCAACCCGGGCTCCAGGACGGTGACTGCATCAAGGTCACGTTCCTGGACAGCAAGGGGCGCGCGATCGGCTCGACCGAATCCACGGTCGGTGCCGACACGCCCGCTCCGGACGGTACCGACGATGTCGAGTTCTCGCCGTGCGATCCGAAACCGGACGACAAGGACAAGGACAAGAAGACCAAGTCCCTCATCGACTCGCAGATCGAAGCGCTGGTCGCGGGCGGTACCTACCTGTACCAACAGCGACCGTTCGACCTGCGCGACGGCCACGGCCGCTGGATCGACTACACCGTGATGGCGGAGTCGCGTGACGCGGCTGACGTCATCGCACGCCGCTTCGGCTCGAACCTCGGACAACGTCCGCGTCAGGTCGAGGTCTATACCTTCGCTGATGCGCGGATCCGCGCGGACGGCTCGGTGCGGTTCTCGATCCTGACCCAGGACAAACCGCTCTCGCTCGCGTTCGAGTGGAACAGCATCCCGCTCTATTCGCTGCACGACGCACGCGTCCGTCAGATCGGCTCCTGGTACGTCACCTCGGTGCTCGTGCCTGCGGATCTCGTGAACCTGCCTATCGGTGGTGTGCTCGACGTCTCGAACACGGTCCACTACAGGCTCGAAACGGCGACGCGTCCGCAAGAGCTGACGTTCTCACTCGGAGCCTCGCTGTGATCTCGGCACCTCGCCTGCTCGGGCTCTTCACGCTCGCGCTCGCGGGGTGCAACAGCATCGGCCGGATCCAGGTGCCTATGCCTGGGTCCGGCGCTGTCGTTGCGCCACCGCACGTCTACGACCTCGTACGCGAGCTGGAGCCACGCGTCATCGCCATGCTGGGCTCGCGCCGCGCACCCGGCACGTACAGCTTCCACGTCTGGGAACGAGATCACCGACAACCGGCCGGGACCTTCCTGCGCTGGAACTGCGCACAGGTCATGTTCTCGCCGTCGTCGTTGTACCTGGACGATCTCGATCGTCTCGTCGCGCACGAACTGGTTCACGTCCATGCCGACGCGCGCGTCACCGAGCTACCGGCGGCAGCCGAAGAGGGCATCGCGAACTGGATCGCCGAGCTGGTCACGGGGCGCGCTCGCGCGTACGACGGGCCCGCGCCCGATCCCACGGCGTTGCGTCGCGCCCTCACCTTGACCAACGACCAGTACCTCGCGCTGCCCGACAGCGAGTTGGCCCAGGTGGACCAGGCCGGAGCCTGGCTGGCCTCGCGACTGTTACCCGTGTCTGACGCGATTCTCTCCGCCTGCCTCACGACTCCGGAGTAGTCTTGTTCAGCTCCGATGCGACGTGGCACGTCGGAGCGAGTTCCTCCCCCACTTGGCGGGCCGGACTATCCAAGGTGCGTGCGTCCCGGGTTCTTGAAGGGTGCTCGGGATCGCTCCTCCCCTCCTAGCGCACCGACGGTAGTTCGGCCCGTCTTTTCTCACTGGCATGGCGCGGTCGGTCCTCACAGTGGCTCGTGAGGCTCAGATCGCGCCATGCGCCTTTCAGAGCGCGTAGACGCCGGGGCGGTCCTGGACCTCGATCGTACCGGTGCGCACGACCGTCTCTCCGGCCAGGTACACGGCGATCGACGCGCTCCAGGTGCCGATGAACGCCGTCACGGCCGCATCGACGAGCACGACGACGATGCCCTTGGTCCAATCTGCGCCCGGCGTGAGCGGGCTGGCGGGAAGCGGCGGGACGTTGACGCCGTTCGGGTTACGCAGCTCCAGGAGGATCTGACTCGCGCCCGCCACGTTGATCGGGCTCTTGTCGAGGAACCGACGGAACTCCCAGGTGTGGTACTCGGCCGCGTTGTAGTGCGTGACGTACGCGAAGCTCTGGCTCACGAAGCTCACAGGATGACTCCTGAAATGGAAGTGGTGGCGGGCGCGGCCTGCACGGCCACCACGGTAGCGATCTGCTTGGTCGGCCACTCGTCGAAGAAGAGCGTCGAGGGCGCGCGCCCCGCGAACGGCACGACGATCTCGAAAGCGCGGGCAACGGCGGTCTGCGCCTGCACCGCGACGATGGTCTGAATCACGCGCTGGCCGACGATGCCGGTCGTCGCGGTCGAGGCTTGGGCCGCGACGTTCCCGGTCTTGACCTCGGCCCCCGTGATCCCGTTCACCACGGCCTGCGCGGTCGTGGCCTGGGCCGTGACGCCGACCTGGAAGACCTTCTGACCCACGATCGCCGCCGTCGAGGTCGGGGCCTGCACGGCGGGCGCGGCGACGTGGACGACTTGCCCCTGGACCGACGCCGTAGCCGTCGTGGCCTGGGCCGCGACGCTGCCCGAGACCTGGCTGACGTCGCCGGTGATGACCGTGGTCGCGGCCCCGGCCGTGACGACGAGGGTGGTCTGCCGGACGAGGTCGGCGTCGAACAGGGCCAAGGCGGCCCCTGCGCTCGCCACCACGCTCGTTTGGCGCACCAGATCGACGTCGAGGACCCCGGTCGCGGCCCCAGCGCTCAGCGCGAGGCTGGCTTGGCGTACGGGCCGCCCCGTCACGGCGGCCGTGGCCGTCGTGGCCTGGACTGCCACCGTGGCATAGACCCGGATGACGGTGCCGGAGATCGAGGCCGTGGCCGTCGCGGCCTGGACCGCGACCGAGGTCTGGCGGATGACGTCGGTGTCGAACGCGGTCGTAGCTGCGGCGGCCGTGACCGCGACCGAGACCTGGTGAACCTTCTGGGCCGAGAAGACCGTGGTCGCGGTCGAAGCCGTGACCGTGACCGACGTCTGGTGAACGAGGAGGCCCGAGATCGCGGTGGTCGCGGTGTTGGCCTGGGCCGTGACGGAGCCCGCGATCTCCCCGGCGATCTCACCCGAGATCGACGTCGTCGCGGTGTCGGCCTGGGCCGTGACCGAGGTCTGGCGGATGACGTCGGTGTCGAAGACCACGGTGGCCGCGCCAGCGCTGACCGTGACGGTCGTCTGCCGCACGACGTCGGCGTCGAACACGACGGTCGCGGTAGCAGCCGTGACCGTGACCGAGACCTGGTGGATCTTCTGGGCCGAGAAGACCGTGGTCGCGGTCGAGGCTTGGGCCGCGACCGAGGTCTGCGTGATCTTGTCCGCGTCGAAGACCGTCGTGGCGGCACCGGCCGTGACCGTGACCGTGGTTTGCCGAATGACGTCGGTGTCGAAGACGACCGAAGCAGCACCGGCCGTGACGGCGACCGAAGTCTGGCGGACGATGTCGGTGTCGATCGCGACCGTGGCCGTCGCGGCTTGCACCGCGAGGTCCGTGTGCATGCGCTTCTGCGCAGCGATCGCCGTCGTCGCGGTGTCGGCTTGAGCCGTGACCGACGTCTGCGTGATCTTGTCCGCGTCGAACACGACGGTCGCGGTAGCAGCCGTGACCGTGACCGTGGTCTCGACGACGTTGCCAACCGTGCCGGAGATCGCCGTGGTCGCGGTCTCGGCCGTGACCGTGGTGGTGGTCTGCCGGATGACGTCGGTGTCGAACGCGGCCGTAGCTGCGCCCGCGCTGACCGCGACGGCCGCCTGACGCACGACGTCGGTGTCGATCGCGACCGTGGCCGCGCCTGCGCTGACCGTGACCGAGGTCTGGCGGACGACGTCGGCGTCGAGTGCGACGGTCGCGGTCGAGACCGTGACGGCGACGGAGGTTTGGCGAATGACGTCGGCGTCGAACGTCGTCGTCGCTGCGCCCGCGCTGACCGCGACGGAGGTCTGGCGGACGAGCTGTCCTGCAATCGCGGTGGTCGCTGCGCCCGCGCTGACCGCGACGGAGGTCTGATGGGCAAGTTGACCCGCGATCGCCGTCGTAGCCGTCGTTGCCGTAACCGCGACGCTGGCTTGATGGACAAGTTTACCCGCGATCGCCGTGGTCGCGGTCGGGGCCGTGACTGCGACCGAAGTCTGCCGAACGATGTCGGCGTCGATCGCGACGGTCGCGGCTCCAGCGCTGACCGTGACCGAGGTCTGGCGAACGAGATCCGCGTCCGTCGTGACCGTGGCCGTCGAGGCCGTGACGGCGACGGAGGTCTGCCGGATTACGTCGGTATCGAAGACGACCGAGGCCGCGCCTGCACTGACGGCGACCGAGGTCTGCCGAATGACGTCGGTGTCGAACGCGACGGTCGCGGTGTTGGCCGTGACGGCGACCGTCCCCGTGACAATGCGCTGCGCCCCGCCCGGGGGCCCGATGCGGAACGGGTGAGCCTGGAGCGGGTACGAGTAACGGCGATAGACGCCGTAGCTCACTCGTTACCCCCCGATCTCCGCGAAGGTGATCCACCCCGACATCTGGAGTGAGTCGGGCGTCGGAGCCGTCGGGAGCGTGATGGCGAAGACGCCGCTCGGGCTGATGACCCAGCGCGTCTCAGGAACCGGGATGTGGAAGATCGGAGCCTGGATGTTCCAGTTGCGGCTCATCAGCAGCGTGGCCGTGCCGCCGAGCGAGGTGTTGTTCCGCACCACGGTCGAACCCGCCGTCGGGAACCCGACCTCGTGGGGGCGCGACGTCAGCGTGGTGCCGCCCGAGCCTGCCGTCGCGTACCGGTTGATCGTGATGCGCAGACCCTCAGCCTGTGCGTCACCGTAGTCGCCTTGCTGTGACAGCTCACCTTCCAGGATCACGACGGCCGCGTCCGAAGGCGCGGTGATCGTGAGCAGGTCTTGCAGCGCGCTGACCGTGATGTTGTCGAAGGTGGCGGTGTATTTGAGTCCGAGCATGGGAGGTCACATCCGTAGGCGTTGCGAGAACTGGTGCTGACGCGAGCGCTCGCCCAGAACGGCGTACGGCGCGAACTGGTCCACGCCGAGGACGTGGAACAAGGCGATGAAGTCCGAAGCTCCGGCGTCGTCGATGTTGATCGTGAATCCCGAAGGATCGTCGAACGACGTGAAGGATGCGCGCCAGATGTCGGTTCCGTCGTCTTCGACGATGTGAATCAGCGTGGAGTTGGCGACGGAGCGTGTGTCCGAGGTGGCGACACCGTCCTCGCTCTGGATGCCTGCGCACACGTCGTCCGACGATGATGAAGCAAACCCAACGCTGACGTGGTTTGCAGGACCAGCAGAGGTCGGAGAGTTCACCGCCGTCTGACTCCACCCTACCGCCGTGATGGCCTTGCCCTTGATGGGACACGCCGTTACCTGATGCGAGCCTGTCGTGTCGGAGTTCACCGTCGCGACGCCGACCCACTGCGGATTGCTGCTCAGGCGTAGCAGCAAGATGGATCCGGCCAACTGGTCCGTACCGCCCTGCGTGGTCAAATCGACACCATCCGTGCGCCACGCCGTCACTGCCAAGCGCGCGCCCGAAGTCAACGCGCCGTTGGCGGCCGAGGTCACGAGCTGCGTCAGCGCGTCGTTGCGCATCACGCACGCAGCAGACGTGTTCAACGTGGGGTTGTTGCGGTCAAAGACGGTGAAGCCACCTTGCAAGATCGAGCCGTCCGGCGCTTTGCACGCCAGGCCGAAGTTCAGGCGCGCGTTCACGCCGGAGAAGTCGGCTTGCTGAGCCGTGGTGTTCGCGCCCAACCACAGCCCGAAGTTCGGAGGGAACGGACACGTCGTCACGCTGACCGTGCCGCCGTCCGAGGCCGACCCCGTCACGTCGGCGATGAACGCCTCGACGTCGTCGCCGTAGTAGTACGTCACGGTCAGGACGTACGTGGCGTCGGGCAAGTCGTCCCAGAGGATCTCCATCCCTCCGTTCACCCACTGGTCCCACCGCGCTTCCGCGTTCAACGTCTGGGACGCAGCATCGCAGAACTGGATCAGCGTCGCGTTGTCCACGCGGACCCCGCTGTTCGGCGACGCGTCGTTGTCCGCGATCGTGATGGCCCAGGCGCGCATGCGCGTCCCGTCGCAGAACCCCATCCCGATCCGCGCGCCGTCAGCGGGCGTACCACTCACCGACGTGGCCGCACAGATTTCCACGAACACGGCCTTCGGCTGCTCCGTACCGAGCGCGCCGATCGTGATCGACTGACGCACCGGCAGCGTCCCGGAGGTCGGGGCGGTGACTTGCGTGGAACGGTAGTCGGCCTTGACCATGAAGCTGCCCTCGTCCCCTGCCCGGCGACGCCGCCTCGCCTACCGGGCACTGGTCCGGGGATCAGGCCGACGCCGAGTAGGTGAAGGAGTTGATGCGGACGGCGTCGCCCGAGTTGATCGTGGTCGAGGACAGGTTCATGTCCGCGCCCGAGGTGCTGACCGTGCCACGGAACACCTCGTTGTTGTCACGGTCGCGGCAACGGAACGACGCTGCCGTACCGCCACCGGCCGCGTTCGAGTCCTCGCGCGGCGCGCTGTTCATCGTGGCCGTGCCACCCGACGCCGTGCCGAAGGCAGGAGGCGTCGCGAACAGGATCGTCGCGAGGATCGTGGTGAAGGCGGTGGACGTGGCGATCTGGAGGTCGCCAGAGGCGTCGGTCGTACCGGCGTCGATCGCATCGACGACGAGGTCGGCAAGGGAGTTCCGGATCGCGGTGACGTGCGTGAGGGCCATTAGGTAGCTCCTAGTGAGGACGAATAACCAGGGCCGTATGGTGACAGGCCGGGGCGGGGTTGTCTACACCCTCGAAAGTGGCGCGCGCGAGCCGGTTTGACACCGTGTCACGCAGGCTTCACCAGGTCACGCCGAGGACCGGCCACCACTGGTCGAAGTCGCGAGACGCGCGACTCCGCAGGGCGCTGAGCGCGGCTTGCGTGGTCGAAACACCGGCGTACCGCGCCAGCAGATCGGAGGTGTCCGTGCCGCGCTGGCGTGTGATTCCAAGGTAGTAGCCGACGTGCCAGGCTTCGTTGTATGGTCCGAACCCTTGAGCGTCCGGGCTCGAAGCCATCGCTTGCCGAAGCGCTTCCGGCCACTCCTCGCGCGTCACGTACCGCATCGGCGAGCCGACAGCGCTGCGCGCGGAATGCGACCACGGACCCGAGTAGGCCCAGCCAAGCCGACGCATGCCGTCAACGTGGCGCGCGATCATCCCGGCAATGCGGTCGTCACCCAGAGCGCGCGCAATGTCGTGCAACGCCGCCACGATGTAAATCTCCTCGTTCCCGGCCCCGATCTGGTAATCCGGGACGCCGTCCCCGCCGTCGAACGGCCAGCTCTTCGCTTCTTTGGCGTTGGGGTTCACCTGGAACAGGCCCGAGGCCATCTGTGCAGCGGCGAGGTGATCGACCTGGGCACGCAGCCACGGCTCGTAGTGCTGACGCAGCCCTGGGCTCCAGATGTACGCGCGCGACACGAGCATGCACGCCCACGCGTCCGCGCGCCCGAACGCCGTGCCTCCGCCTGGAAGCACGACATTCGCGCGATTGGCTTGGCCTGGCCCCTGCCAGAACGTCATCACGGCCTTCGCTGCCTCCATGCGCAAGTAGTGCAGCGCGAGCGGGTCACCGGTCATCTCGACCAACAACGCGTTGTGATTCCACTCGCGCACGGCATGCTGGCAGTCGATCGGGTCGTACCGCTCCGGGTTGTACGCACCGCTCAAGCGCGCAGGCCAGGGCCCGAACGGACCATCCAGGACCGTAGACCCTTGCGTCGCCCACACCGAGTTGAACATGCGCCACTCCGCCGCGCCGTTGTTCAAGTGCTGCCACCAACGCACGGGCGCACCGTCCGCTTCGTACAGGCAGCCTCGATGGCGCGAACGGTATCGAAGCTGCTCGATAACGTAGCGCTCGAACCCGACGGCACTCGCGCCGACCAGCCAGCGAACGCCCGGATACGGTGTCATGTCGATGCCGCCGGTCACACCTCCGTACTCGGAGTTGATTGCAGGCCAGAGCGGCGAAACCGGTGAACCTCCGGTGATCTCGGAACTCGGCACGTTGCGGCGTAGTTCGTCGCGCCACGCCTGCACGTCACTGATTGACACACTCACACCGCTCGGGACTTGGAACTCGTACAGCGAGTCCGTCACGCCGAAGTAGGGCGGCGTGTACGCCCGGCCAGGCGGCACGACCGAGAAACGGAACGAGCGCTCATGGCGTTGCGGGATGATGTGCTGCCCCGTTGCCATCGGCTTGACGAGGTAGCCGTCTCCGGTGGCAGGGTCGGGCAAGAACGGAATCCACTGAGCGTTACCCGCCACGACGATGCGCGCGTTGTTGAACAGCACGTCGCCCTGACGGTCAGCCCCCGCGTGCCAGTTCAGGATGAAGTCGAGCTGGAAAGCTCCGGCGCGGGCGCTGCGCCAGACCTGCGCGTCACCGTAGGGCCCGAGATCCAAATTGCGGAAGCCTTGCGCGTACAAGCGTCCCGCGCGAGCCTCCGTAACCGGACCGGTCAACGAAAAGCGCTGTCCGTCGATCTCCAGATAGACGCCGTCCTCGCGCATCGACCAGTCGATCACGGCTTTCGGGATGGCGGCGGTGAACGCCGGACCGGCTGCTTTCCGCACGTCCAAGAGCCCCGGGGCACCGGGCTGCACCCACGACGCCACTTGGTAGTAGGTACGGGCGACCGAGCGCCCAAGGAGGAACGACTCGGTCGGCAAGTCACCGAGGGTCACGGGGCCCTGGTAGTCGCCCGGCACGCTCACCACTGCTTGCAGCACGTACGACGTGGTCGGGCGCGGGTTGGGCAGGCGCACACCCGGAGTTGCGGCGGTCTGCTGCGCGGCGGGACGGGAGACCGCACCGAAGACGACCAAAGCCAGTGACAGAAGGAAGCGAGAAAACAGCGACATGGGGCCTCCGGTGAAAGGGGGACGATCTGGAAAGACTGCCGCGCGCATCCCTCCGCGTCTACAACCTCTCAGTGGCGGATGATGAAGTTCAGGGTGATGGACGGCTGCACGTTGTTGTGCGCCTGATCGCTGCCCTGGCTTCCGGTCGTGTCCGCGTCTTCGGCGTTGACGTTGTTGTTGTCCGTGCCGTCCGCGCCGCCCACTAGCGCGCCGCCCGTTCCTGACGTGAACAGATGGTCATCGTAGCTGTGGGTGTGTCCGGGAATCTCCGGGACGGTCAGAACGTGGCGGTCGATGCCGAACGCGCCGCCGAGGGCCGCCGCATCAGGATGCGTCAGGCGTCCCGCCGTCGCGCCACCGCCCATCTTGTCCCGACCAACCGGCGTACGTCCGCGCAAGTCCGGGAGCTTGAACACCGACGCGGACGAAGGCGAGCCGTACGCGATTCCGACGATGTTGAACAGGTTTTGGTACACGAATCGACTGACTTCGCGACCGTCACAGAGCAGGAAGTTGGTCGGTACAGCGTTCTCAGCTCCGGCCCAAGGCAGCACGGTGCCGACCGGGACGTCTTGCCCGATGAACAGTGAGACCTGGTCGTCGAGGTAGTTCTTGTTGACCAGATCCCCCGAAGTCGTCGGGTCACCTAGGTTCGACGGGACAAAGCCCGGATCCGTTACGACCGGGCCGTCAAAGCTCAAGTCGAAGTTCATCGCGAGCACACCGCTGCGAGGAAGGAAATCGGACTGGAGCGTGGCGATCGCGGTATCGACCGTGTCCTTGCGCATCATGTGCGCGGCCAGCGTGGCCGCGCCCACGTTCGTGACGCGGAAGTTGTCCATATCCAGCTCGTCACCGAGCGTGGCCGTCCCGTCGAGCTTCACCACACGCGTGTCGAGGATCTGTTCCAGATCATCCTCACCCTCAAACTGCACCGCCTGGTACTGCTCGAACGTGATGGCGTCGCGCGTGGCGGTAGCTGCGCCGATCTTCACGATCTTGAACCCGCCCATGTCGAAGTCGTTGCGCATCCACACGCCCGGCTGCGCGGTCGATCCGACCGTACCGTCGCGATCCAGGAAGAAATCCCGGATGCGGTTGGTCATGTCGATGATCTGGTTCAGCAGGAGCCGCATGGTCTCGGTGCGGTCCGAGAGCGCGGTCGGCTGCTGGTTCTCCGCCGTCGGACCGACGCGCGTCAACGGGCCGACCTCGCTGCGCGCAGGCCAGCTCTCCCCGGACGCGGGGATCGGATCGAGCGGGATGGTCGGCCACTGCGCCATCAGATTTTTATCATCATGTTGAAGGTCATCGACGGCTGCACGTTGTTGTGCGGCAGCCCGCTGCCCGCGCTACCAGTTGTGCGCCCGGCTTCGTTCGTGAACTGGCTCGTGTTGTTCGTGTTCGCAGGGCCGAGATCCGCGCCGCCGGTCCCGTTCTGCACGTACTTGTCGTTGAACGTGTGGGTGTGCGCGGGTAGCTCCGTGACCGTGAGCAGGTGAGTCTCCGCGCCGTACGCGCCGCCCAGGGTGTCGGCGAGCGGGTCGGTGAGGCGGTTCGCACTCGTGCCGCCCATGTTGTCCTTGCCCACGATCGCACGGCCGCGCAGGTCTGGCACGTTGAAGGTCGTGGTGCCGTTGCCCACGCCGTAGGTCGTGCCGATCGCCGCGAACAACGCGGAGAACGTCGTGCGCGAAACCGCCTGCCCGTTGCACAACAGCCACCCCGCCGGGAGGCTGATCTCGTCTCCAGCGAACGCCGCGACGGAGCCGGACGGCGTGACCGCGATCGCTGCCAGCACGGTGAGCAAGTACCCGCGCGAGATACCGTCGCCGTCTTGGGTCGGCGCGGCCAGGTTCAGATTCGTGATCTTGAACCCGCCCATGTTGAGGTTGGCGAGCATCGCCAAGCTGCCGTCCCGCTTCACGTAGTTGGCCGTGACGTTCGTGAAGGCGGCGTCGTGGTACTGCTTGGTCACACCGTCCGAGACGTTGATCGGATCGGCCATGAACTCGACGCGGTTGCCGCCCATGTTGAGCGGCGCGAGCATCTGGTTCGTCCCGTCCGTGAACAGGCAGCCGAGCAGGTCGGCTTCGAGTCCATTTAGGAACGTCTGGAGCGTGTCGAGCTGCTGCTTGTTGACCGCGTCGGCCGGGTTCGTCCCGTTGGCCAGGTTGACGATCTTGTGGAACACGGGCGCGGCCGGGTTGTCACCCATGTCCAGGTTGCCGCGCATGTAGCTGGGGCTTGGGAGCCCGTCCACCTGTGCAGCCGCGCCGTCTCGGTGCAAGAAGTTGTCGTTCAGCGCGTTCAGCACCGTGATGAGCTTGTTCATCGCGGTGCGCAGCGTCTCGGTGCGGACGTCGAGCGCACGCGGTTGCCGGTTCGCGGCCTCGGGCCCGACGGAGTCAGCCGACGGCGGACCCTGGACCGTCTCCAGAGCCGGGTAGATGTTCTCGGTGTCCGTGAGATCCGTACTCTCCGGATCCGGGATGCCGTCAATCGGGATTTCCGGTACCTCTGCCATGTCCTAGCCTCGGGTGATTGTGAACGTGTGTTCGAGCTGGATCGCGTGCGTCGAGAGCTTCACCTCGGGAGGGAATGTGACGTGCGCGATCATCACCCCGTTCGCCAGGAACAAGCCCTCCTCGGTCAGCGCCAACCCGTTGAGCGCGGACGCGGCCTGCGGCACGACGCCCGCGAACGTGACGGACGTCAGGCCGGGGTAGTAGACGGCGATGAAGCTCACGGTGTAGCTGGGCGGGTTCTCGCTGATGTTGGTGTTACCCGTGACCGGAGCTGTCGGATTCAACGTCGTGCCCAGCTTCATCGTCGTGACGCGGAGGTCCGACACATTCGACACGCCACCCGCCCCGACGGAGGGGAAGTTGAGCCCGTGCCCGAGCATGCGCGACACCGCCGACAACCCGTTGTCCACGATCAAGTTCGAGTAGCGATGCTCGCTCGCGCGCCCCGACGCCACGAGCGCGCGCGTGAGGTCGGGCATGAGCGGCCGGTCGTCGGGCAGGTACTCGACCGGGATCGAGAGGATCCGCAGTTCGCCACGCAACATCAGGGCTTCATGTGCTTGCATTTTGACACCGTGTCAAATCACCTGGCCGGAGATCGAGACCGTGGCCGTCGCGGCTTGCGCCACGATCGTAGCGCGTAGAGGCAGGACGCGCCCGGAGATCGCAGTGGTCGCGGGACCCGCCACGGCCACGACGAGGCCCACTCGCTTGTTCCGGTACACGGTCGGCACACCTCCGTCGTCCACCTCGAACACCTCGGACCCGGCCGGGATGTCCGTGGTGAAGGTGCGGATTTGAACGTGAGCGGGTAGCACGTTCTCCTTGAGGAAGCGAGCGACGCGCTGCTTCACGCCGTCGTCGATCACGACCAGCGGCGTGCCGTCGAGGTTGTTCAGGTGGATCGCCACCTGCGACGCGGGATAGAACTCGTCGTCCGCACCGCTCGGCAGCGTCTCGTCGAAGTTGAACGGCCGCTCTTGGAACTCGTCCGCCGCGCCGCCGGGCTTGACCCAAACGCTCGTCGCGTAGCCCTGGAACCCCAGGCTCTTGAGCGCCGTCACGACGCTGTCGTCCGTACCCTTGATCTTCATCAAGGGGATCCAGTTGCGCATCAGCTCGCGCTGCTCAGCTTCGGGCTGATCCGCGTCCACCGGAGCGCCGAAGTTGCGCGCCAGGATCGCGACGTACGCGGGCGGACACTGCGTCGGGTCGATGAACGTCAGCAGCTTCGAGGTATCGCGCGCGAGTTGCGCGTACTTGAGCCCGAGGATCTTGGCGTAGAAGTCGTAGATCCCGGCGGGGTCCAGGATCTCGAACGCCCGTACGCCGTCCAAGGCGCGTTGCGGCAACGTACGATGCACGACCCACGCGGTTCCATCCCACTTGAGGACGCGCGTCCCCGGAATGACGCCGATCACTTCGTTCTCTAACGGGCGGCGGAACAGCAGCACCTCCTCTTCGATCCCGTCCCCCTGCACGTCCGTGACGACGCGCATACCGATCGAGTTCGGCAGCGCGCCCTGATCCGTCATGGCTTCGCCAGGCGTCGGGACAAACGCCGCCGACACAAGGAATGCCTGGTACAGCGCGACAACGTACGCCCCGTTCACCCGGAGGTTGTCGAGGTGCGTGACGTCTTCAAGGTAGATGAGCACAGGGAAGCACGGGCGACGACCCAGCACTCCGACCAGAACCTCGGGGTCCAACTCCGGGAAGATGATCGAACGCAGGTCGCCCGTGACGACCGAGACCGCGTTGATCTCCGAAGTCAGGAACAGCGTCAGTGCGGTCAACCCGATGACCTGAGCATCGGCCTCGACCGTGCCGCGCACCAGCGCGCTCACCCGCAACGTGCCAGTCAACGTCGAGGTACCGACAACGCGGTGGCTGGCCGGGGTAGGGTCGTCCAGACCCAGGTACGCATCCTGCTTGAGCAAGCCCGACAAGACCCCCCGCGCCCGCACACGCGGGTTGTGCGGGGGGCCGCTGCCGAAGCTGCCACCACCCGTCGGAGTCTCCGCAAACCACTCCAGGTAGCTCGTGGCCTGGATCAGTTGCGAACCGGGAACGTGTCCCGCGCCGATGTACCAGATCGGCGTGGACTCAGCCGTTACGACAGCCGTCGCGGTCGATGCTGTGACCGCGAGCGTCCCGGTGATGAGGACCATCTAGTCGCTACTTCGACGCAGGACTAGACGATGCGGATCGTGAGCGTGTCGGCCGTGATGGAATCACCCGTCGCCAACGTGACGGAACTGCTCCGCTCCCACCACGCGACTTCGTTGTCGGCAGGGTCCGTGATGAAGGCACCGGCCACGTTGTTGATCGCGCCGCCCGTCGCGGTGAACGTCTGGTTCGCCAGCACCATCTCGGTGTCACCACCGCCACCGAGCGCGGGCGTCCAGTTCGCCTTCGCGATCGTCTTGTCGGCGTAGCCGCCCCCACCCGGCGTGTTGAACGTGGCAGTGCCGAGGTTCTTGCCCGGCGTGGACGTGGAGTCGTAGAGCTTGATCTTGGTGACGATGTGCGCGATGCCACCTTGGTTGACGGCGGCGGGCGAGCTGCTGAGGCCCGCGAGAACCGCGCGACGGTCGTCGATCAGGCCGAGTTGTTGTCCGTAGTTGGTCAGACTGGGCATTGAAGTTCCTTCGGTACAGGTGGTGACGTCATCCTGCGATCAAGGTGAAGACCAAGGACCGCAGGTTGATGGCTTGGATCGCCGTGAGGTCGATCTCGGAGTTGAACAGGATCTCGTTGTTGTAGAGGTACGCGTCGTCGTAGAAAGCACGCGTCGCGACGCCGGGGATCTCGACGTCCTTGAGCGGGTCGAACGGGCCGCCGTCGCTGCCGTCGAGGTCGGTGTCGGTGCGGTACTCCTCGATGACCGTGCCCAAGGTCGGGTTCGTGAAGTCGATGTGCTCGAACACCACGCGCTTGAGCGTGAACCCGCGCACGCCCGGCACCTTGAGCACGCGAGAGTAGATGTCGGAGACGCGGATCAGGAACCCGCTCGACTCCTCAAACAGCGCGACCAGGGCCTCGACCACACCACGATGCACGTCCTTGGTCTGGTTCGTCGTGTCGTACTTGATCTGCCCCAGGTCCAAGTCCACCTGCGCGAGCGTCGGGCGGATCACGACGTTGTGGACCGTCACCATCGTGCGCGGGCGCAGGTATTGCTGCACCTCGTAGCTGCGGTTCGACGGAGCCTGCACGTATCGGCGGTACGCCACAGCCGTCGTCGTGCCCTGCCCCGGCGACGTGCTGACGAACGTGAACTGCTCAATGTCCCAGACGTGGACGCGCACGATGTTGCCGCGATAGCTGGACTGCGGCACGTCCGCAAAGACCAGGCCCACGTTCGTGAACGACTCCACGGCCTCCTCGTAGTCGCGGATCGTGATGACCTTGTCGAGCGAGCGGATGTACGCGGGGATCGAGAGGCGAAGCTCGTCCACGGTCTCACGATCCTGCCCGCCCGTGGCCGCGCCCTCCGTGTTCTGGAGCGTGATGGATGCGGTCGTGCCCGTTCCGATCACGTCCACGAGCAAGCTGCCACGCACCGTGTTGACGCCGGTGTTGCCCGCCGCGCCGTTGGTCGTGCGGTACTGGATCGTGACCTCGGCGTCCGGAACCTTCCCCGCTACCCCGTCGCCGAACGCCACGGTCAACCGCCCCTGGCCGTCGAAGAAGACCTCGTAGGTGCGGGTGTCCGAGGTCTCCAGCGCGACGTTGCCGACCAGTACCCACTCGTTCTGCGGGTCCGTGGGATCCCCGACGAACACGGACCACGAGTCCTGCTCCACGACGCCACGCGCCGTGCGGAACTGCTGCCGTGGTTGCTTCGTCACGGCGAAGCTCTCGGAGTAGCTCTGCCCCTCGCGCAGGGCCAGGGTGACGACCGACGAACCCGGCACGATCGTGACGTCCTCGACCACCTCGTACCGCAGGCCGTTCGCCCCCGTGAGGAACTGCCCCGCTTCGACGATCGCGCCGAACGTGACGACGTTCGTCGGCAGCGTGCCGCTGACCACCTGCACACCGGCCGAGATCGCGCCGCGTACCGGAGCCCCGACGCTTCGCGCGAAGCGCAGTGCGCTCTCGTACCGCCGCGCCGTGGCGAGGAAGACCTCCTGCGCCGTGATGTCCTGCCCGTAGCTGAGCAGGTCCACGACGTACGCGACGAGATCAACGAGCAGGGTGCCGAGGTTCGTCGCCTGGAAGTCAGTGAAGTCCTGTGGGCGCGTCGCCTGGATGAAGGCCAGGACGTCCTCGCGCACCGTCAGAAAGTCACGGCCCGTATACGCGATCGTCGGCGGTCTGGGTTGTTCAGCCATCTAGCGCGCCCCGATGAAGGTCTTGGGGATCTGCACCGTCCGCTGCACGTCCAGGTCCAGGTCGCTCCGGAGACGGAACACGACGCGGATCTCTAGCCCGCGCGCGATCTCCTTGACCTCGACACGCACGATCTGCGCGTTGGTGAGTTGACGGTCCACGGCCTCGCGCACCGCGTAGTCCACGAGCGGGAAGTCGTTCTCGATGACCGGCTCGAAGAGCTGCTCGTGCAGCGCGCTGCCCAGGCTTCGGCGCATGAAGCGGCCACCGATCGGCGTGAAGAGCGCAAGCAGAAGATCACCCCAAGCCGTGTCGCCAGGGTTCTTCGACTCGAAGTAGCCGCCGGGACCCTTCGTCGCAGGAAGAGCCAGGCCGCGTAACTCCGTCGCTGACAGGAGGTCGGGTGTCGCCACAGGAACGGAAGTCTACCGGTCCCGCGCGCCCGCATCTACAGGGCTCAGGTCACGAAGACATTGGGGATCGTGGCCTGGAGCACGCCCTGGAGCCAACCGGTGCCGAGCATCGTCACGGCCCCGCCCACGTACACGGGCTTGCCCTCGATCAGCACCTTCGTGCTGGTGAGCGTGCCGGAGATGATCGGGCCGCCGCCCGTGTTGGCCTGGCCAACCAGCATGACGCTGCGCCCGCCGATGAAGGTCTTGACCGAGCCCGAGGTCATGGGGAACGAGGCGTAGGCGGGAGGCGTGCTCGGGTACACGTACGGGCCGCCGACATCACCCTGCACGACGGGGATCGGCATCAGAACAGCTCCCCTCGCAGCGCCTTGAACTTGCCCTCGCCCTGCGCGAGCTTCTGGATCAGGGCCGCGAGGTTCGTGTCGAGGATACCCGGGACACCGCCGACGAAGGAGAAACCGTCAGCGAGCTGTGCGAATCGCTGGTACGGGCCTTCGAGGAACTCCTCGTTCCCGCACACCGATTGCACGGTGGCCGCGATCACGAGGGCCTCGGCGAAGGACTCAGGTGTGAACGCGATCCGCCGTGACTCACGCTCGTACCTGCGCGCTTCCTTGACCAGCTTCGCGTTCGGACTGTTGTCGAGTGCTAACTCGTAGTTGCGTCGCGCGTCATCCACGTCACCGGCCGTCAAGCTCTTGATCTTCTGGAGCTGGGTATTGGGGTCAAGCGCCGTGAGTGAACCGAGATCGTCAAGGCCGAGCGCCAACGGCGTCAACGGGCAAGCGACGTACGTGAGCAGCGCGACAAAGTCGAGAGGCACGGGGCTCGGGATCGAATCGACGGCTGCGTCAACGTCTTCGACGGCGATCCCGGCTGTCGCGCCGAAGGCGTCGTTGAAAAAGCCAGTCATCGAGATGATCGCGGTGAGCTTGTCCAGCTCGATCTGCACGCGGCGACGCAGCACCGACGTGACTGCACTAGGACACGCGCCACACGCCATCGCTCACACCCGCTCGACGACGAAGCCGTCCAAGACGAAACGCGCGAAGCGCACGGAGCCACCGTTCAACTGCGCCGTATACGGCTCGACCGGAAGCTCGATGGGTAGCGACGCTGGAAGCGGGGAGGGCCTGAAACGCGCCGACGCGAACGCCGTGACCAACAGCCCGAACAGAGAGCGGCGCGTGAGCCCTCGATGAGGGTTTGACATGGTGTCAAGCATACGCCGGAGCGTCAGCTACGCAAGAGGCGGCGGCGCTCGCGCTGATAACGCCGATGCCGTGCGCGGTACTTCGCGGTTCGACGCGCCCGGCGCTCGCGCACTGCCTTGCACCAGCGGCACTGCCTCTCACGGCGACGCCCGGGGCGTTGGCGGTAGAGCGGGCGAATCCACGGATGCCCGGCCGCGCACGCCGGGAGCGGCTTCGAGCGCGTCGCCTCGACTCGCCAATGCGCGGGGTTGACGCAAGCGTGCCGTCCACAGACGTTCTCGATCCGCCGCGCCCCGAGCGGTTCGATCAGCGCCTCCCAGAAGACACGGTGCGCCACCTGTCGCCGACCCTGTACCTGTACCCGGACGTAGCCGGACTCGTTGCAAGGCCGCATCGGCAAGGTCCAACAGCCGTCAGCGTGCTCTCGCACACGGGCGCGCACCGCCTCGAAGGTCTGCGCCGCAGGCATCAGCGCTTGACGCCGCGTCGCATGAAATCGCGCGCGCTGTCCTCAGTCGCGTTGTATTGGCGCACACCCTTGCGCGCCAGGCGGACGAGACGAGGGATCTCCTCGGCGTCGTACAGCTCAGCGTCGCCCATGACGATCCAACCGGCCTTGAGGTTGAGGGCACGCGCGTGCCGGTATCGCGCCCGCCCAACACCGCGCATGGCGTGAAACCGCCACGCCACCTGGCCGTCGCTCCACAGCGCTACGGTCTTGCCGTCCGCCGTCTGACGACGGGCGACTTCGTGATCCGCGTGAGCGCCGCACGAGCAAGTGGGAGGATGGAGCATGTTCAGGTTCAGGTGGTCTTCGGGGCAGGCGAGGTGTGCTTGCGGAAGAGGCCGTTCTTCGTGACCGACACGACGAGCTGGCAGCCCGGGCACTCCGCATAGCGCCGGCACTGACCCGAGAACTTCCCGCTGTTCGGGCAGAGCGTTGCGGCCTCGGCGGCTTCGCGAGCTTCACGCAGCGCCTTGGCGCGGAGGAAATCGGGGTGCGTCTGAACCTCTGGGAAGCACACGGCGCAGGCCGCGTCTCCGTGAGCCTGCACCATCGCGCTCTCGTCACAGTCGGCCAGGTTCACGAGCCATCCGAACTGCGTGTTCCAGTGACAGGTCGAACAGCTCCGTTCGCGATGTACGTGGCCGCCGGGCACCAGGTAGTAACGCCTCCACCCGCCGCGTCGCGCGAACTCGTTCTCGAACGGGGTCATCTCGTCCTGGATCGCCTTGCGCTCGGCACGGACCTTGGCCCACGCGGCCTCGATCTCTTCCAAGCTCTGCCCATACAGCTTCCGCCCGTCGCGCGCGTCCATCACACGCTGCTCGTACTGGCTCTCACGCATGCGCGTCCGGAAGAAGCGCTCGTAGATCGCGGCGAGCTGGGTGTCGATCTCACACGGGGTCTGCTCGGTCAAGGGCTTGGTCTCGCTCATGCCCGCCTCTTCGACCACGGTACCACCGGGTCTTGAGGGAAAGCGTTTCCGACCGAAGAAAGTGCTCGCGCGGTCCGGTTTTCGCCTCAAGGTCGCGGTACGCCCTGGCCGAAGAAGTGGGCATGAGCAACGCCAAGTTCACCGAGACGTCCACTCCGGCGGTCATGCGCTTCGCCTACGACAGCGGCGCGCAGTGGAAGGTTAGCCCGCACGGTCCCGACGACCCGGACCGAGACGCTGTCTGGTGTGACTCACGCACCGAAGCGGATCGTGTCGCCGCGTGCGAACGATACCGGAACGCGGTCGCAGAGCTGACCAAGGCTCAAGAACGCCTCCGCACCGCCGTGCAGCACATCGACACGTACGAATCGAGGTACGCGGTCGAGCGTTTGAAGCGCGAGGTCGAGGCCGCGCGCGAAGCACTGCCGGAAGACCTCAAGACGCGTTAGGCCCAGAGCCGACACACAAGCACGGAGGACATGACCATGCACGACCGAGCCCTGATCCTGAAAACACACGCGCCCAGGCCGGGCGACTCCTACCTGGTGCCGCGCTTCCTGGTGGTGGACACCGACGCGGACGAGGTGGTCGCGGGCTTCTTCACGATCGAGGAAGCCGTGGACCGGTATCCGAACGCCCAGCCGACCGAGCAGTTCCTCGCCGACGAAGATCGCCACGTCGCGTACCTGGTCGCGCGTGAGAACGGCCTGCGCCGCAGCCGCGAGTTCCTGACCAAGACCCTGCCCGAGCGCGTGCGCGCGCTCACGACCTCGGAGCCCTTCTGATGAACGCCCAGCACGAAGAGATCCTGATCCAAGGCTTCAAGGACGCGGCGCGCGCGGCCGAAGAAGCGGCGCGTAGCTCGCTGGAAGACGGCGGGGCCTGCAACTTCGACACGCCCGCCTTCCGCGTCGATCGCGTGTCGAACGGCAAGTTCCGCGCGCTCGTCGCACCCTCGGGCCTGACCGTCTCGGAGTTCACCTGGCGCGGGGGCAAGAAGTGGCTGTGGTTGAACCTGCCCAGCTACGGTCAGGGAAACCGACGCACGCGCGCCAGCCAGGCTGCCGTCAACGTGCTCGAACGCCTCGTCACGCAAGTGCCGGGGCTCCGCGTCTTCCACTACATGCAAATGGACTGACCCATGCTCAACCTGATCGCACTCATCCTGTTCGCGTTCTTCGGCAGCGCCCTGACCACACTCGGCGGCCTCACGCTCGTCGAGTACGGGCCGAACCCGTCAAGTCGTTACGCGCTCGCGTACGGGCTGACCGCGCTGGCTTTCGTGGCGGTGTTGGCGTCGGGACGTACCCGCATCGACAGCCTGTTCCCGCGCTGGAGCCTGCGCGAAGGGCTGGGGTACGGCGCGTTGACCACGGGCGTGCTGTGCCTGTTTTTCGACAACTACGCCGCAGCGTCGTGCGCGTTCGTGTTGTGCCTGATCGTGCGACATCAGCCGATCAGGATCACGCCGCCGTCGATGCGCGTGGTCGATCCGCCGAGCAATTCGACCAGCGAACCGGCGTCGATCCGGATGGTCGGCGCGGACAGCTCGATTCGCGAAGTCGCTTGAAGCGTGAGGATCGCGCCGCACGTCACGTCCATGTTGGCTCCGGCGTCGATCGTCATGTTCACGCTGCCCTCGATGTCGAAGTCGCCGTCGGCGGTCAGCGTGAACGTGCTGGCGGCGTTCACCTCGATCGCCGCGTTGCAATTCACCTCGATCTTGAGCGCCGCGTCCACGGTGAGCGTGCCTTCGAGGTCGAGCACGACGTTGCCCTGCACCTGTAGCTGGCAGTCGCCTTCGAGGTCGATCAGGGTGTCGCCCTGCGCCAGGATGGTCAGGGCAGCGTCGGACTCGATCTTGAGGTCGGAGGCCGACTTGATCGTGATCTTGGACTGGCCGTCCACCTGGATCTCACCGGCCACGTCCACGTCGAGCAGCCCGGCACTCTCCACGACGATCGTGTCCGCCGCCTTGATGTTGATGACCTGACTGCGCTCGGGCAACGGCGGCGGCGACCCGGGCGGCTGGTACTCGCCGATGTTGATCTCGTCGGCGGCACGGATGTTCGTCACGCCGCCGCAGCGCAACGTGGTCTCCTCCGTCACGTCCGCGATCAAGATGCGGGTGTTCGCCGTCACCTGGTCAGCATCGACGATCTGCACGGCCGGAGCCGTGAGTTGGATCCGGCCTTCCCCGCGTAGCTCGATCGTGCCGTCACGCGCGCCAACGCGGATGCGCGAGCCGTCCGGCGTCTCGACCGTGATCCACAGCTCGTCGTCGAGCGGGCTCATCTCGATCTTGTTCCCAACGCGGTCGATGCGCGTCCAACGCTTCGACGTGCGGTCGTACTCGGCGGTCTGCTCGGCCGGGAGCGGCGGCAACCCGCCCTCGAAGTTGAGGATCCCGCCCACGATGACGGGGAACCGGCGATCGCCACCCTCGAACATGACCCAGACCGGGTCACCGACCTCGAAGGCCGGGATGTCGCCGAAGCTGCCACCGCCGAACGCGACGGCGTGCTCGGCCCACGGTAGGTGATCGGACTCGACCTCGGGCGGATGCACGTTCGACACGCGCACGCGGTATCGCTTGCGCTGCTCGGGGTCCGACGTGACCTCGATCGCGGCGCGGTACACGCCCGGGTACGTCTCGGTCAGCTCGCGCGGATCTCTCACGACTCAACCTCCAAGCCGACGAGGCCACTCGCGTCTCCAGCCAGGGGCGGATCGACCGTGCGCGACGCGACGGTGGGCTCGGTGCCGTCCTGCGCCGAAATCCCCTCGCGCGTCATCTCGAACGACGTCTCCCAACCCGACGACGAGACTTCGTGTTTTACCTTGAAGACCTGGAAGTTGCCGGAGAGATAATGCAGCTCGCCGTTCGTCTTGAGCACCTCGGCGCGGATGTAATCGAGGACGCGGATGCGGTGCGTGCCGTGGACCGACAGCTCAGCCGAGTATGCAAAGCGACGATAGTGCTCGTAGCGAGAGCGCGCGATGCGCTCGGCCTCAGCAGGGTGCCGCGTGACCAAGTTCACGAAGCTGTGGATCCCGTCCCCGAGGTTCGGCCTGGCGGCGGCGTCCACGGCCGTGACCGCGCCCTCGGAGTTGACCCCGCCGGTCGAGGTCGAGCGGATGTCAGCGGTCCCGCCCTGCGCCGACACGGGCGAGGTATAGCGGGTGTTGCCGCCGCCCGAGAGCACGCCGAACAGGCTCATGTCGGCCGGAGTGAACGAGAGCACGTCCCCAGCCATGTCGCGCGCGTACCGGTACAGGTGCGTGCTCGCCGAGATGTAGTTGGACGTGTGGAAGTGGAGCGCACCTTCTTCGTCGAAGAAGAGGCGGAAGTCGCTGCCGCCGTTCGGGCTGCGCGCCTGTTTCAAGAGCTGATCGCGGATGAAGTTGAACGCGCTCTCGCCCTTGGTGTTGAACGGCGTCTCCAGCGGCGGCTCCGTCGCCTCGATCGTGTCGTTGCCGAACAGGTCCGACGTCGGCCATCCCTGCTCTTCCGCGATCGCGCGCACGATCTCGGACGCGCGCATGCCCTCCTTGTACGAGCGCACGGTCCGATCCACGATCGTCGGCCCCAGCGACCGCGCCATGACCTCCAGGGTCAGGGTCGTGCCGTTGGGCTCGAAGTTCGGACGGTACCGCGTGATCCAGCCTTTGAACGAGCGCTGGAAGCTGTCCACGGGGTCGTCCCAGCCGAACTGTAGGTCGATGTTCCGGTCGCGCTCGGCCGCGAGGATGGCCAACTCCAGCTCGTCGAAGGTCGGGTCGAACAGCGTGATTGTCCCGGTCCACGCGCCGGTCGTGACCAGCTCGATCGACAGCTCCGTCAGGTAGTCGGCGAACGGGAGCTGGACCGACGTCCCGGCCCCGCTCAGTGCCAACGTGCCGACGACCGAGACGTTCGAGTTCGTCGTCACTGCCAGTCTCCGGAGATCGGGCCGCCGACCGTCCCGGAGGGGAAGTACCCGAGGTTGCGCTTGAAGGCGCGCACGACCTCGAACGTCGCGTTGAAGTCAGCGCCGTGCGGGAGCAGGCTGTCCGGGTCCATCGGATCGAAGACCCACTGGATATCCCCGCCCGTCAGCACGCAGCGCGCGGTCAGGAGGTTGCCCACCTTGAGGAGCACGGGCGGCGGCGCGTAGCTGACGTCCTGCTGCTGGTTGTAGACCGGGTACTTGAGCGCGTCGAGGAAGCGGGCCGGGAGGATGACCTCCTCGTTCAAGACCTGCTCCGTCACCGTGCTGTTCAAGCCCTGCGCGCGGAACTTGAAGTTGATGTTGATCGACCGGTTCGGGTTCGAGACCCACACCTTGTACGCCTCGGCGCGACCGATCGGGCTGCTGTCCGTGTACCCCGGGCTCACGCCTTCCGTGATCCCGGAGTCCCAATCCACGTACGTGATGCGCAGCACGGTCCCGAACGGGTGCTGCCACAACGACCGGTGCGGCCAGCCCGTGTCGATCGCGATCGTCAGCCGATCACCGAGGTTGGAGTCCATACGCTAGTAGTTACCCTCTGCGACGTCGCGCGTGAACGGGCTGCCCTTGCGCGATCCTCGCACGATGGTTGGCCCCGGCTCCGGGCGCGCCGCACCGGTCCGGTCCTTCTGCATCAGCGCCAACATCTCGGCCAGGAGCCCGGCCATGAGGTCGAGCTTGTCCGTGATCTCTTCGCGCGGCTCGCGGCCGATCTCAGCCTGGATCGCCTGCTCGATCGCCTGCGGAGGCACGGGCTCAGCGCGCGGGACCTGTGCAAACCCCTGCACCTGCGAGACGCGGAGCATGACCTGCTCCAGCGCGTCCATGAACGGGCCGACGTTCTGCGCCAACTTCTCCGCCGGGTCATCGCCGAACAGACCGCCGAACAGCCCCTCGCCCGGTAGGTCGCGGATCGTCGCGATCATGCGGGCGTACGCGAGCACGAAGCCCGACAGCCCGTTGACCGTCGCGGTCAGCGACTTCACCTGGTCTGGCCCGGTCTGTAGTCCGGCGATCGAGCCGAGGAGGCTCTGGAGGAAGCTCCCGGTCCCGCCCGGTCCCGCCGCGCCGCCGGTGAAGAACGCCAGGATGGCGCTCCCAATCTGCACGGCCCCGAGCACAGCCATCGACCCAGCGATCGCCGTGATGCCCCCGGCCACGCTCACCAGGCCCGCGCCCAGCGCGATCAGGTTCGAGGGTGGGACCTCGGAGAGGGATTGGAACATCGTGACGACGCCCTGGATCCCGGCGATCAAGACGTCGCCGGTCATCTCGATCAGGGCCTTGCCCACGTCCACGACGCCTCCGATGCCCGCCACGAGGATCGGGACCGCTTCCTTGATCGCCGGGGCGGCCAGGCGCAGGGCCCCGCCCAGCGCAAGCAGGAAGGCCACGAACGAGACGGTCAAGGCGATGCCGGGAGGGGAGAGAAGTGCCGTGCCGAGCGTCACGACCCCGCCCGCGAGCGTGGCCATGCCGGTAGAGAGGCCGGTGAACACGCTGCTGACCATACCACCCGCGCCGACGCCTCCCTGGAGCTTGCCCACGGCCCCGCCGATGCCCTTAGGGCCCATCAGGCCCGTGACGCGCATCAGACCGCCTGCGAGGCCCGCGACGAGCTTGCCGCCCGCCACGGCGCTCTGGACCGCGAGCTTGCCTAGGTAGCCGACCGACAACAGGGTGGCGACGTTGAACTCCTTGGTGAGGTCGAGCACCTCGCCCATCTTCACACCGAAGACGTCGAAGTTACTGACCTGGTTCGTCACGCCCGTCGCCCACTGCTGGAACGCGGTCTTGTTGTTGGTCGCGCGCTCCGCCAGCACGTCCATCGCCTCACCGTTCGAGACGAGCAACGTGTTCGAACGCGTCAGGTTCGCATTGATCGCGTCTTGGCCGTCGGCGAACTTCTGGAGGTCGCCGGACGAGACGCCGACCTGCTCGGAGAACGCGCGTAGTTGGTCCGGCGACATACCGCGCGAGTTCTCGGCGATCGAGTTGAAGATCCCGGCGAGGTCTCCGTCCGTGAGCTTCTGGCGCAGCTCGTCCTGAGCTAGACCCGTGAGCAGGAACGCTTTCTGCGTCGCCTCGATGTTCTCCGGACCGCCCTCGAACGCACGGGCGAGAACCTGTCGAACCTCTCCGGCTCCGTCGATGAACTGCGTCTGGAGTACGGCTCCGATCTGGTTGAACGAGTTGACCGTGCGCTGCGCGTCTTCGGCCGAGAGCTGACGCAGCGAAGCTCCCATCTGTTCCACGTCAGCCGTGGTCTGCGTGAGCAGCTCTTGCGCCGAGATGTTGAACCCGCTGTTCGCGTCCGACAACCGCCCGAGGTTGGCGATCATCGACGTGAACTGCTGATTCTGTAGTCCGATCGACTGCGTCATCTCGAACCCGAGCTTGTTCGTCTCGCTTGCCGCGACGCCCAAGCCCTCGGCCGCCAACGCCGACGTCTTGCCGAGTTCGACCAGCGTCATAGTGTCGCGCACACCCTGCTCGGCGAGGTCCGCCATCGACGCGGTGAGCTGATCGACAGACGCGGCATTACCCAGCTCCTCACCCGCCTCGAACGCCGCGATCTTCACCGCGAGCAGTTGCTCACGCGAGCCGCCGAGGAACGTGTTCATGCGGTTCAGGTTGTCCACCGCGCTGTCGATCGGACGGCCCGCGATCTCGTCGAACACGCCTTTCGCGTCCGCCTTCATCTGCGGCCACAGGTTCGAGACGTCTGTGATCGCCTTGTGTAGTGCGAGGAACCGCGCGGGTCCGAGGATCCGGCGCAACAGCGTGTCCGACTCCTTGCCCGTGTCCTCCACCTCCTCACGGAACTCGGAAAGCCCTGCTTTCGCCTGTGCGATCGACGGAGCCAGGCGCACGCGCGTCGTGTACCCGAGGTTGCCCATGAGGCGGTCGAGCGATTCGACCTTGCCGTTGAGCGTCCCGATCATCTCGTCGTACTGCTTGATCTCCCGCTCGTTCACGAGCCCGGCTTTGGAGAGATCCTGAACCTTCTTGAGCGCGGTGACGAGGTTCGCGACGTCAGCGAGCGTCTCGGCGATAGGGCCGCTGCCAACGAACTTGCCCGAGGCGTCGCGTAGCTGCCCCGCGACATCCATGAGGCCCTGCGTCACGTCGGCCGGGACGACCAGCTCGCCGGGCTTGAGCAGCGCGAGCACGCTGTCCATCGCCTTGTTCGGCCCCTTGACGATGCCGCCCTCTTCGAGGCGCGGGATGTCGAAGCGCCCGACCAGATCGGGGAGCGCCTTCATCCGACGCCCCTCGTTCAACTTGACGCGGGCATCGGTCAGCGCCTTGGTCACGGCGTCGCCGATCGCCTTCGAGAGCTGCTTGCGCGAGCTGACCGAGAACTCCAGGTTCGCCTTCACGGTGAAGGGCTTGATGGCTTTGGCGATCGTCGCGCTGGACCGTTTCAGCCCGCTCAGCGTGCGCTCCGGTAGCTCGGCCACGGCCTTGACCAGGCTCTCGACCTTGCCCAACGCACTGCTCGCACCCTCGAACGCCTGCGTGTTCAGCTCGTCCAGGGCCTTGACGTACGCGCGGTATGTGCGCTGCGCCTTCTCCAGCGTGGGCCCGAAGGTCGAGTCGTCGATCTCCAGGTAGAAGCCGATCGCGTCGTCAGAAAAGGCCACGCGTCACCGTCCCACGGGCTCGGGTTTGCGCGAGAGAAACGCCGTCAGCGCGTTCCGACTCGGGATGACCAGCTCTTGCCCGTCGAACATGTCCAGCTCGGGGTCGATGATCCGGTTAGCGTACGCCACGACCCACCACATGTCCTCGAAGCCCGCGCCGTAGTAGCGGACGGCGATCTGCTCGGGGAATCCGACCTCGTGCGAGCGGACGCGATGGAGCTGGAACTCGGTGCCCAGGGCCTCGAAGTCGGTCAGCGTGGACATGAGCCCGAACTCGCGACCGTCCGGGTTGCGATCGGCCAAGCGCGGAGCGTCCTCGTCGTTGAAGAAGACGCGCGTGAGCTTGTACCTCGACCGGTTCGAGAGCTGTAGTCGCCCGAGCTGGGTCTGCGCGGCCTCTTCGAGCGCGAACTGCTGCTGCTCCAGCGAGATCACCAGGTCGATGACCGGCGGCACCTCGGGCGCGCCCGTGCCCGGGATGATGATGACCTCGGTGTCGGAGTTGTCGAAGTTGTCGCCTTCCATCCGCACGAACAGCGACGCCCAGACCTGATCCGGGTCGAAGAGCGAGCGGATGACGAAGCGGATGCGCTTGTTCTTGAAGTTGAACCCGTCCGGGATCGTGAAGGTATCGACCTCGTCGCGGTTCAGCGAGAACGACCCCGTCTCTTGGTCGATGCGGATCAGCGTCTCGACGTTGCCGGTCTCGACCTCCACCTCCCACCACCACTCGACCGGGCCTGCGTCCGTAGGTCCGGCATTGACCGTGGCCGTGACGTTGTGCGCGACGTCCGCGATGACCGAGATGATGATCGGGTTCGGGTTCTGGAACGGCAAGAGGCCGCCGCCCGGGTCAGACAAGTCCTCCGGCTCCAGCACGTCGTACGGCTGGTCGGTGTACCGGAAGTCGAGGTCGATCTCGTGGATCGCCTGATCCGTGACGGTCGTGGGCAACTCCTCGTCGAAGAGGAAGGCGCGGTGCATACCCGTCGCGGACAACCGCGTCGAGGCATTGACCGGGATCGAGATCGCCACGTTCTGCGTCTGGCTGAACGGGTTGCTCGGCACCTGGTCGTGATTGAGCCGGGTGTAGCAGGCGTCGGTCACGGCGTCCCCGGTCAAGTCCAGGTTGACGCGCGTCCCGGCCGTGATGTTGAGCGGCGACGCATTGATCGCGGCGATCAGGTTGTCGATCGTGGCGAAGACGTTCGCACCGATCGTGACCGCGATATTCGACCCCGACACGCCACCACCGCTGTCGAACTCGAAGGTTCTGGGCGTGCTGCCGTCACTGATCGTGAAGCGGTCACCGTCGTTGGGCTGCCCCGACAACCCCAACGTGCCGGTCGCACCGCGAGCGATGAACAGGACGTCGTCCGGCGTCTCGTCCACGGCGTAGTTCGTGACGTACGAACCAAACTGTTCGCCGGGGATCGGGTACGCCTGCGCGGCGCTCCGCCAACTCTCGGCTTCGATCTCGAAGCTCCGGAGATCCACGCCCGACAGTTCGTTGAGGATCTGCGCCACCTGCTCGTCCGTGGCACAGGCCGCGATGACGCGCGCGTCTTTGTAGTCGGCGTCGTCGCAGAGCTGGAGGCCAGTGCCCGAAGCCGGGGAGCCCGTGGCCGTAATGGCCGAGGGCTCGACTTTGCGGTTGCCGATGATGAGTGAGACCGTCTGAGTGACGGCGTTCCAGCGCACACACAGGACCGCAGGGAACCCCGCGCGGAGCTGCTGATTGGTCCCGTAGTTGTACCGATCCGGTGTACCGGTCGCGCCCACGAACAGGAACAGGTCCCGCGAGACGTGGTCATAGAAGAGCCGTAACCCGAGCAGGTCGAAGAACACGACGTCCGTGACCGAGGCCGCGTTCTTGCGTCCGCGTACGAACAACGTGATGTCCGAGCGGAAATTGCGGAAGCCGGTCGTGATCTGCGGGTGCGTGGTGAGGGTCGGAGGCCCGTACAGACGATAGGTGCCGTTCTCGCTCGCGTCCGTGCTCGACGTGTTGAGCGCGTAGTTCGACGTGAGGTTGGTGTCGTTGCCGTACGCGCCGTTGTTGACGAAGTCGAGCCCCCACCGGTCGGAGAACGCCATCACCGCACCGGGCGCGGCCTCGACCGGATAGACGATCGGGCGCGGCGTCGCCACGGCGATCAACGCGCGCCCACCCTCACGGTCGATCCAGTCGTGGAACAGGGTGTTGAGCCCGTTCGACCCGATCACGTACGGATCCCACGCGGCCTGTAGGTTGGCGGCCTGCGGCGGGGTCGGGATCACGCCCTGCGCCGTCAAGCCCTGCGCTTCGCTCAGCGAGAGCGTCACGTTCCACACCCACACCCCGCACACCGCGCCGCGCAGGTGGTTCGAGGCCGTGAGGGCCGAGTTCACACGCGCTCCGATCGCGAACTTGGCCGTCGTCGTGACCATCGAACCGGGCGTGCCGGTCGTGGTCTGCGTGCCCTCATCGGTGGCACCGTTCACCACAATGCGGATGTTGGTGCCGTCGTAGGTGAATACCACGACCGAGCGCGTCCGGATCGCGGTCGCGTTGACGCGCGAGACCTTGTTCGTACCGGCTAGGTTCGAGCTGATCGAGACTGTGATGAGACCCGTGGTCTTGTCCCACGTCACCTCCCACCCGTTCTGCGTACCTGTCGGGTCCGTCTTCCCAAGCACCGTACCGGTCTGCGAGAAGTTGGTGATCTCAGGGTCAAAGATCAGCGCGCAGGAGAAGTTCGACCCGCCGTTGAGGTCGGTGTCCGAGGCATTGGCATGCCAGACGTAGGTCGTGCCGTCGAAGAACAGGTACGGCGGGCTGCGCAACACGCCGATCACGCGAGGGCCCGCAGCGGGCAAGAGCGTGGACGCGGCACCGATGACGTTGTCCGTGCCGTTGACCTGGACAAGCTCGCCGAAGTCGTGGATGACCCGGCCCGAGACCGGGGCCGTGGCCGAGATCAGACGCGCAGCGAACGCCGAGCCCCCCACGATCGGCTGGAACTTGAGGCTCCCGGCGAACTCCGCCCGCGCATGCACGGGTAGCGGGGAGATGTCGTAGCTGTCCGTGGTCGAGGTGTTGACGTCGAGCTGCCCACCGAGATCGGCCCGGCCCTGGACCAGGTGTGGGCTCGCAGCCGCGAGTAGCGCGAGCGCGGCCCGCACGATCCCCGCCGCCGGGAACTGTGCCGTCGCGTCCAGCTCATGCTCCGTGCCGCCCGGCGGATTGCTCGCGCCGATCGTCCGAATAGGTGCGCCGACGAGGACCGTCGAAGCGCTAAGCAGCGCAGCGGCGTTCGCCTTGAGCGACGCCGTGAGCACGCCCTCGACCTCGGGGTGAATCCCCAGAGGGTTCTTGCCGTCGGGGAACGGCAAGCCAGAGAGCGTGAAGCTGGCCATGCGCGATCACAGGTAGCGGAACTTGAGGATGTGCAGATTCGAGACCCGACCGTTCGAGCCGCGCGTGGGCGCGCCCGGGTCGTCGCGTTGCGCCGAGAAGCGCAACAAGATGCGCGGCGTCCCCGAAGTCGAGTCCTTCACCACACCGGCCGTGTAAGTGACCGGCGTGTAGCTGAGCCCACCCGACGGGTTCGTGTGCGCCGGGTTGGTCCCGGCACAGGTGATCGTCAGCACCGTGACGAACACGCTGTTGAAGCTGTATTGCACCAGGATGGGGTTGAACCCCTCAGCGGTGGCGGTACCGGTCTGCGGGTCGTCTTCGTTGAAGATCGTGACCTGCACGCGATAGAGCGTGTCAGCGGGGTCACTGACCGACACCTGAATCGCCCAATCAACCGTGTGGGTCGCGGCCGTCGAACTGGCCGGGATCGTGACGACCTGTGCGTCCAGCCCGGCACCAGGCGCGGTGAAGAAGTTCCCCGACGACGGCGTCAGCGTGATGGTGACGGGCGTCGGGAAGCTGCTGGCGTATCCGGAACCCGCCAGGTTGTAGTAGTCGTCACCGGTCTGGAGCAGGGTGCCGAAGTCGAGCTGATCGACGATCTGGCCCGGGCTATTCGGTTCGATCTTGAGCCCGACGAGCTGGCCGGTGTTGTACGTCGGCGTCAGGTACCAGTCCGTGAGGGTGTTCGGGTCCACGCGCACACCGAGCGGCGCGCTGACGTCGCAGAAGCGGAAGCCCTCACCAGTGAAAACGTCCTCCCACTGCGGACGCACCTCGGAGGCGTTCAGCGTCGGCTGCGTCGGGCCGAAGAGCTGCGTGGCGTCGCTCTCCAATCCATCCGGGACCAAGATCGGGCGGCCCAGGATGTGACCGCCACCGCCCGTGCTGATGACGCGCGGGGACGGCACGGTGTCGGGGCGGTACGCCGGGAAGATCGGGTATTCGAGGTTCTCCAGGTTCAGCAGGTACGCATCGACGATCGCCGGGCTGTTCGTAGTACCGGCCGAGCCTGCATCCGTGTTCGCGACGCGCAGGTCGTGCTGCATGCGGTGGATCTTCGTCCGCAGCACGTTGAAGAACTCGCTCGACGATAACGTGTCCCAGATTTCGCTGCCCGAGCCCGACTCGAACATCGGGAACGGCACGATCGGATTGATCCGGTTCAGGTTGCCGTCTTCGAGCACGGGGCGCGCACGCCCCGGGATGCGCGCACCGAGCGCGAGCCAGCCACACGCCATCAAGTCGCCGAACTGCGATCGCGCATTGCCTGAGCCCACGTACACGAACAGTCCGGCCGGGCCCAGGTAAACGAACCAGTGACCAACGGCGAGCGGGTTGACGTCCGTAACGGACGCGTGCCCCGTGTACGGCAGCCAGTCACCCTTCGCAACGTACTGTCCGTTCGCGTGCGGGTAGATCAAGGTGACCGCCGTGGTTCCGATGCCGTAGTGGTTTGCCTGACCACGCGCGCGCGCCTTCGTGATGATGTTCGGGAACGACACGCCGCCGTCCAGGCGCACCACGTCGTCGATCACCACATGGTTGTTCAGGTCCGTCGTCAGGGTCGCGGACGCGGTCGCGCCCACGTACAGCACGACATTGATGCACGGCCGATACAGCGTCGCGCTGACGCGGAACGTGCCGGAGTCCGGGTAGTCGAACGGAAACACGTAGGTCCCGTCGGCCGCCGCGAACTGAGGGTTACCGAGAATGTCGAAGGGCCAAATCGACGTCAGCGGAACCATCCCGACCGTCGTCAAGGCGCGACACAGGTGCGAGGCGAACCCCACCTTCGTGAACGACGTCAGAAGGTTGTTCTCGTAGATTTTGGGCTGCTGGCTCTGGAGGAAGGCAGTCATCAGAGCACGAGGGGCGGGGTAAGCGGGACTTCGACGCCGAGCTGGGAGAAGCGTCCATTGTCGTCGATGCGCAGCACGCGGTACGTCGCGCCGGACACCACGTCCACGATGTTCACGTACGGGAGCAGCGTGTAGTCCACGGCGCCAAAGCGGAAGACGCGACGGAGGTGGCGTGCGTCAAGCAAGTTCAGCGCGCTGGAGGACGGCGCGACGTTGTTACTCGCCGACGAGCTACTCACACCGACCTGAACGTGAGCGAGGTGCTGACGCATCACGAGTGGTGAGATACGGAATCGGCCGTCCAGCGGTGTGTTGATAAGCCCGAAACTAGCGGCGTGCAGCATCGACTGCGTCGCGCTCGACGCCACATCCACGGCCGTCGTCGCAGCGCTCCCGCCCACACCCATCGACAAGAAGTTGTCCTGTGCGCCGACGTAGTACGCGCGCTGGTTCTCGATCGTACCGGCCGTCGAGAAGATGCTCGCGGTGCCGCGAGGGGTCTGCGGCTGCAACGACGCGGTGAAGTTCTTGTTCGTGCCGTCGTTGGTCACGAAGCGATCGTTTCGATCGACCGTGAACTTGCAGTTGCGCGTGAAGTCGAGAACGAGACCCTGCGCCGTCCACTGCACCGCGATGTCTCGGGTGCCGTGGAACTCCGGGATCGCACCGAAGGTCATAATCGCGCCGTGCCCGAGGTTCGTGGGCAGCCCGTTTGCCCCGGACTCCAGATACAACCCGTCCTCGCCCCCGTACACGAGGTAGGAGTTGATCGTGGTGTTGTCGATGGAAAGTCGGATCGAACCGAACCGGAAGTTCGAGCCCGAGCCGCTGATGACATCCTGTGTGCTGATCTGCACGCCACTCGCGGCGGTGTTCTGGAGGAACGTCTGGATGACGATCTGCGGGCCGGTCTCGACACCCGCGCCCGTGGAGTTCGCCTGGTAGCTGATGACGATGCCGCCGTGCTGGGTCACGGCGTCACCCGTGTACCGCCACCGGTCCTGCGTGTTGCGGTCCGTGCGGATGAAGTACCGCGACTCGTTGGCGTTGCCCGGCGTCAAGGACTGGACCAGCAGCCCGGTGTCCCAACTCGGGCGCTCCCATCCCGTCTGGAGCAGGAAGCTCTCCAGCTTGTCGAGGATGAAGTCGAAGGTGTGGCCCTGTCCAACAGGGTCGTACTGGAACGTGGCTCGTGACCATTCACCCGGCATCGGCTACCTCGTGGGTTGGGGGCATTGTAGGGGTGGGCCGGGTCCGGGATCTACAGGGCACTAACGGCGGCGGGCGGAGCGCTTGGCCTTCTTCATGGCGGCGTCGTACGCCTCCTTCTCGTCGGTCTTCTGCTTGAGCAGGCGGCGGGAGCGCGCGAACAGCTCATCCAGCGTCATCTGATCCACGTCGCTTTGGGTGTAGCCGTTGCCGTGATACACCAGGAAGAACTGGTTCGTCTCGATCGTCTCGCGGTCCACGACCAGTGCTCCGTGGGCGAAAGAACTCCGCCGTGAACGGCATGCCGATCTGGTTCGTTTCACCGCAAGTGTTGCAGTCGAGGTAGAGGCGCGTGTCGATCCCGGTCTCGGCCTCGGACACCGCGTCTTCGAGCAGCACGAGATCCCCGGCCGTCAACCCCTCGATGAAGCGATTGCGCTCCAGCGGGTTCTTGAACTCCTCGCCGTCCTTGGAGACGAGCTGGATCGCCAGGCGTTGCAGGTAGCTGGGGTCGGTGTTGTCGTTGCTGGCCATCGCGATGCGCTTCGCGTTCCGCGCCACGACTTCTTCGTCGGTGCCGCGCAGGAAGCGCATGTGGACGACGCACTTGGCGTCCGGCAGTTCGACCTCGACGGGCTCGCGCGTCTCCGCTGAGCCTGCCTTCTCGTCCAGCTCCTTCACGATGTCGATCGTGGCGTTCTGCCACAGACCGCAACGGCACCGCCATCGGAACGTGTAGGTAGAGCCGAAGGTCTTGGTGCGAAGCGCGAGCAAGACGGAGAAGCGGTCCGTGAGCAGCAGCTCCTTGTGCTTGATGCCGTCGGGCAGGCGGCAACAAGTGTCGATGAGCGCGTCGATCTTGCCGAGGTTGCCCCCGCCTTGCGTGACCAACAGCGCTTGCTGCTTCGCGGTCATCGGTCGGATCTGCACCTTGCCGCCAGGCAAGCGATCCTCGTAAAGCACCCCGCGCGAGGGGAGCACGTAGTCGGTCCAACCGAGTTCGGCCATGAGAAGGTCTCCAGCGTTGCCAGAGGGAGGAGGATGGAACCTCCCCGACTTGACACCGTGTCAAATCGGGGAGGGTGCGGGCCTACGCCGCGAGGTCGGCGGGCTTGAAGATCGCCTTGTCGATCACGATGTTGCAGGTGATGCGCACGCGATCGTCCGTCTCCATGTCGATGTCGCCGGGGTCGAACGTGGAGATCCACATGCCCTGCATCTCCCACTCGCGGTCGCCCGTGCCGTCCGGCGCGTACAGCACCATGCGCCCGTTCTTCTTGTATTGGGACGCGAAGGCGGTCTTGCCCGTCACCGGGTTGTGCGCGAGGTAGAACCAGTTCGCCAGCACGGTCTTCGTGGTCTGGTCCACGTAGTCGTTGAACACGATGCTGAGATCGTCGTACGTGGGCTTGCCCGCGAACTTGCGGGTCTGGTTCAGGTACATGATCTCGATCGGGTTGATGTTCGACTTGGGCAGCGGGAACGACGTCAGCGACAGCGTCACGACGTCGTTCTCGTTCCCGGCGAGACCCGCGATGTAGAGCAGGCCGTTGTTGGCGCGCTGCGGCTCGAAGCCGCCGCCGACCTGTCCGATGTGGTCAGCGGTCAGAGTGTCGATGGGCATGGGTGTAGTGAGCTAGGGGCCTAGGTGAGCGACCCGACGCCGCTGGCGATCAGCGTGAAGTCGAGCACGAGGGTCTCGGCCGCGTCGATGTGCGAGATGAAGATTTTCGCGTTGACCGTCTTCTGCGCTTGCAGTTCGGGAGGGTTGGTCTCGGCGTCGCACTTCGCACGGGGTCGCGTCCCGTCGTTGTTGGTCGCCTTGACGCCGCGAGCGGCGACAAGGAAGTCGATGATCGGCTGGAGCGCCAGCTCGACGTTGCGCCACGTCGTCGGATCGTTCGGCTCGAACTGGATGCTCCGCGTGGCCGCGATCGAGGCCGTCTTGAGGTAGATGAGCATGCGCCGGACGTGGACGGCGTCCGTCGGCTTCGGCGTCCGGGCCAGCGTCTCGTTGCCGTAGATGACGAAGCCGGTGCCGCCCTGGAACGAGACGATCGGGTTGACCGCGTTCGCGCCGCCGAGGAGCAGGTCGCGCTCGGCCTGGAACGGGCTGTATTCGAGCGCCTCGGCGTTGATGATCCCGCGCTGGTGACCGGCGGGCGCGCGCCACGGGCCCACCTGCTTGTCCGTGCGCGCGTAGGCCGCGAGCACGAATCCGGAGGGCGGCATGAAGAGCGACTTCTTGAGGTACTCGCTCTTGTTCTTGACCCAGCCCCAATACAGGGCCGCGTAGTCGCTGTCGAACGGCGAGGTCGGCGCGTTGGGCACGAGCGAGGACACGCCGTTGTGCCAGTCGATAACCTGCCCGACCGTGAGGCCGAACGGCGGATCGACGACGGCGAGCGCGTCGGCGCGGAACGCGCAGATCGCCAGCATCTCGGCGATCACGTCCTTGTGCGTGACGCCCGGCACCGCGAGCAGGTTGAAGCTCACGGTCTCGGCGTTCCGCAGCACTTGCATGCCGGTGGCCGACGTGCCGCTCGCGACGCCGATGTAGTCGGCGGCCGTGAGCGCGCTGATGCCGTCCGCACCCGCGAGCGCGGTCCCAAGCTGGTACGCGCCGGAGACCGGCTTCTGGTTCACCAGCACGTCCACACGGACGTAGCGCGAGGGGTTGACCTCGTTCACGATCCCCTCGTTCACAACGGTCTCGGCGAAGCGCGCGTTCGTCGAATCAGTCGAGAGGTTCTGGAATGTCTCGACGACCTGCACGGTGCTGCCGCTGCCGACCGGGGCCTCGATCGAGAGGTCGAAGTTTCCCGCCGGAGCCCCGGCAACCGTGGTCGGCGAGACAGTGACGCGGATCGCGTTGCCCCACGTACCCGGGCTCGCGGCCTGGAACGCCATGCCCAGCACCGCGCCGTTGGCCGTGCCGCCCGCCATGCCCGTGATCGTGATGTTGCCGCCCGAGTCCACCTCGGTGACCGAGACGTTCCCGGCCGTGCCCACGATGTCGTTCGTGAGCACGACGGTAGCTCCGGTGCCCGTGGCCGTGACGTTGAAGGTCTGGGCGTTGATGGCCGTGCGGAGGTTCTGCGCCGTGGCCGAAGCCGACGCACCGATCGCGACCGCCACGTTGCCCGAGATCACGCCCGCGTTCGTGCCTCCGGACATACCCGTGACCGTCGCGTTCGTGATGTTGTCCGTGATCGCGACGTTGCCGAGCGTGCCGTTGGCGTCGTTCGTCAGGTTGATGGTCGTACCCGACCCCTGCACGGCCGTGATCGCCAGGTTGACGCCCTGCGCGTTGATCGCGGCGATCGTGTTGGCCACGGTCTCGGCCGTCGAGGCACCGATCGCGATCGGGACGTTCGCGCCCGCCGCCGACAGGTCGTCTCCGCCCGCCATGCCGGTGTCGGATAGGAAGGTGCTGACGTTGACCGGCTCGGTGATCGCGACGTTCCCCGCGACCCCGTAGTTGTCGTGGCGCAGGTTGACGGTGTTGCCACCCGTGATCGAGATCGCCGACACCGCGAAGGTCGGCGCGGCGTTGATCGCGTTGAACAGGTTCGTGAGCGTGTCGCTGAGCGTCGCGCCGATCAGCACGCGGCGGAGCAGCGGGGTCTCGACCACGGACGCGTTCGAGTCGAACTCGAACGTCACGTTCACGCTGCCGTCGCCGATGAGGAACTGGTCACCGTCGGCGGGCTGGCCGCCCAGCACCAGCGTGCCCGTGGCCTTGGCCGCCGTGTCGTACTCGAACGTGATGGCCGGGTTTACGCCGTCGTTGAGCACGAAAGTGTCGGCGTCGGCGGGCTGGCCAGTGAACGCGATCGTGCCGGTAGCAGCCGTCGCCTTGTCGAACTCGAAGGTCTTCGGCGTGGTCCCGTCCGAGATCGTGACGCGGTCGCCGTCGGCGGGGTTCCCCGTCAACGCCACCGAGCCCGTCGCGCGGTTGCCCTCGGGCCCCAGCACGTTCGCCAGCGCACTCGCGATGGCGGAGTCGGCGACCCGCAGATAGAAGCACTGCCCGCCGTTCTTGAAGAACTCGATCGCCGCGAGGAGACCGTAGTCGTTCTGTGTCGGCAGGCCGAACTTGCGGATCAGGTCCGATTCGCTCGTGCAGAGCGTCGCGACACCGACCGCGCCCTTCGTCGCACCGCCCACGATCACGGGCAAGGTGCTCGCAGCGAGCGGTTGGGTCGGGACTTGGACGAGTTCGTTGGTGATGATTCCGGGAGACTGTGCCATGTGCGTTTGGTCCTCAGCGCGCGGGTTCGATCTTCAAGATTCCGCGATCGGCCAGACCGCGAGTGTACGTGTCGATCTGCGTCTCGTAGTAGGGGGTGGAAACGCCCCGCGCCATCAGGCGGACCGGGACGCTCGTACCATCCTCGCTGAGGACGGAACACTCGATCAGTTGGTCGCGCAGGTTCCGGATCTGAACCCTCGGCTGGGAAGGCGGTATCGGAGCCGCAACGGGCTCCACCACGCGAGGCTTCGGAGTCGGCTCGGGCACGAGCGGTGACTCGACGGTGCTGCCATCGTCGTCTCCAAAGCGTCTACGGGGTTGCTTCGCCATGCCGGGTTCCTGGGTGGGGCCTGCCGGAGCGCTCAGTCTAGGCCCTGGCCCGAGGTCGTGTCTACAGCCTGGCGCGCGGCCTGGAAGCGCGGCGAGCAAGGGCACTCCGGGAGGTGGTGGTCGAGGGTCCGATAGCGAGCGTCGAAAGCGGATTTTCGGCCCTCCGCCAGCGCCTTGACCAGGTACGCGGTGAGCTGCATCTGCTTGAACTCGACCTGCTTCCCCTCTCGTAGCTGGGTGGCCAGACCGCGCCGCGTCCGGGCTGCGAACGCCGCGACCAGCTCGTTCAGCGGGCGACCCTGGCACAGGCAAGCGCGGGCGCTCATACCTCGGTCCCTCGCCACGAGCCGAGGAACGGCTGCGCGTACACGGCGTCGATCGGGATGGTGTTCGGGACCGTCACGGTCACGGCCCCGCTCGTGGGCGTGAACAGTGCCACGAGCCCAACCTCTTGCGCTGGGTCAACCGCGTACCCCTGCGCTCCGACCAGGATGGTCCCGGCCACGGCCCCGGATCCGAACGCGAGCACAACGAGATGCGCGCCGCTGCCGAGCCCTGCCCAGGTGTGAACGGTGTTGGGACCGGACGGCGTCGAGGACGTGGGCAGGGTGCGCGTCGTGCGGACGTGGACCAGACTCACGTCGGCCAGGTAGGTGATGGCCGAGGATCCCGCGCCTTGCAGCGTGCAGGAATAGACCGGCTGCTCGATCAGCGTGAAGAACTGGAGGTTCGTCCACGCGGCGCGCGCGGGAAGTGCGAAGCGTCGATTCGGAAGCCAAGTCACGGGCTCGACGAGCGGGTCACGCGAAGAGACCTGGATCCGAACCGGTGCGGTGGAACGGTACGAGGCGGCCAGCGACAACACCGCGCGGTTCTGGTTGTCCAAGGGCACGGCGCGGTTCGAGATCAGCACCTCATCCGTCGTGGCCGTGACGGTCATGCGCAACGAACCGCCCGCCCCCTCGCGAGGCTGCTGCGTCGAGCGCTGCACCTGAGCGTTCCCGGCACGAGGCCAGTGCGTCGGGATCCTCGACGACGGCAAGTAGATGGAGAACAGGTTCAGGCTCACGGGCGCGGGCGGCGGTGACGCGCCGACGAGATCGTCGCTGACCTCTCCGGCTGCGATGTCGCGCTCCCCGACGGCGAGGTCGTGAACGTAGCTCGTCGTCGCGTGCGGGTTGCGGAACAGCCAGGTCCGAAGCCGGAAGGTGTATTCGGAGCGGATGTACCGCGAGCCGTCGCCCTCCAAGTCCGACAGGTCGTTCGACCCCTCGAACACGAGCCGCTGCGCGATCGTCCCCCACGGCTCCGCGTGCTTGACCTGGACCAGCGCCTCGGACTCGGCCACGCCGATCGCGCCGAGCCGACTGTGGATCCACTCGCGGAAGAAGACCTCGGTGTACCGCTTGAGACACCAGAACGTGACCTGGTAGGTGGTCTCGTACGCGCCGGGCCACCGATGCTGTTCCCAAGTCTGCGTGCCTTGGTTGAACCGTTGACGGCGGAACACCTTCGGCACGCCCGAGTCCTGCGGATTCGGCGTCGGGTCGTTCCGCACGATCGACATCAACGGCAAGGGCAAGATCGCGAAGTCGTTCAAGGCACGCTCGCGCAGCTTGGCAGCGTTCTCGGCCTGGACGAGTGGGTCGTTCCCGGCGATCCATCCGCTGTGAACGAGCAGATCGACCACGGCCGCCACGACGCGGTCCGGCGTCGAGAACACGCGCAAGACCGGCATGTTGTTGCGGTCGATGGGCGTCAGCTCGTGCAGGTCACGGCTGTTGCCGTAGTCCACGCGCAGCTCACCGAGCCAGTCGTGGAGCGCGGCGTCGTGTCGCCGCATCGTGTCTTCGAGGTTGTGCGGGTTCGCCATCAGCGCGTCCCGTTGAGCGCCTGCCGCACGTCTGACACGTTGAACGAACGCGCGCTGAGCCAGTGCAGGTACGGAGACAGCTCCAGCAAGGGCATCTCGTACCCGGGCAACCCACGCGTGTGCCCGACCAGCTTCCCGTGCGTCCGCTCGGCCAGGTAGATCCGGGCCGGGATCGCGCCCATGTACGGCCAGTTCTCGGCCTCGGCCGGGTCGGGCTGAATGAGCAAGCGCTTGCCGCCGATCAGCACGATGATGCAGTGCATGGCGCGCTCGAACGCCTCGTCTTCGAGCGGAGGCAGCGGGTCGAGCAGCGAGAACATCTTGGCGATCGACACGCCGAGACGTAGATCGGTCAACGCCTCGATCTTGGACGGGGAATGCACCCGTACCGTACGGCCATCGAACAGCTCGGTGCTCACACCGGTCACGCGCCCCTCTTCTTGTGCTCGCACATCAAGGCGCGCCAGAGGCGCAGGTTGGTGTTCTTCCAGTACCCGGTCCCGCGATCCTGTAGCACGGAGAACTCGTCGCCGTCCCAGACGAGCTTGTCTCCGGGGTACACCGTCACGCCGAGCCGATCGAGTGTGAAGGACGGGACATGGACGAGGATGTCGCGCATCTCGTCGAAGCCGTACCGCTTGAGGTCGTAGTCCTTGGCTTCGCGCTGGACGCGCGCCCGCATCGTCACGGGCGGTGCATAGCGCTCGACCTCTTCGGTCCCGGCCTTCACGGTCGGGTTCAAGTGCGGCTGTTGCCACGGCTGCCCGGCCAGCACGGGATCGACGGCCTCGCCCCAGAGGGGGTCGAACGTGCTCTGTCCCGCAGCTCCGACCGGCGCGGGTCCACCGGCCACAGGGTCGGGGACCGCGATCCCGACCGTGCGCAACACGCCGTAGTAGGTGATGCGCGGGAAGAAACGGTTCGCTTCCTCCTCGATGAGCCGGAGCTGCACCCGCAGATCCTTGTCGAAGGCTTCGGGGAACAGCGTGTCGTGCAGGTAGCCCTCGGGCAGGTACGTCATCAGCGCACCACGATCCTTCCACGAAGGTGACGCGACGCCTGGAGTGCGGCCTTGATCTCGCCGACCAGCCGCGCGCGCGTGCTCCGATACTTGGACTTCATCGAGCGCAGGTGAGGTCTCCAGTGCGGGCGCGGAGGCAGGCGGCCGTCGAGGGAGCCGTGCTCGTTGAAGATCGCGACCTTGTTCAGCGACGTGTCCGTGATACGCCCTTCCAGGTCGCGAGCCATGACGCGCGGGTGGAAGCCGACGCGCACCAGCGTGCGCTCGCGACGCTGCCGCGCCTTGCGCGTCCAGACCTTGATGTGGTCGCGGTACCAGCCCGTCGCGATCATCGTGCGTAGGTCAGCCCCGGCCCGCTCCTTGCGCCGCAGCCACGCGGGCGAGAGGTTGGTCCCGGACTCCGGGTACAGCACCTCTTGGAAGCTGGGGAACGCCTGTAGTTCGATCTTCTCGACGAAGGCGTCGCGCTCCTCCTCGGCGTACCGCTTGACGCCCTCGAACAGCGTCGTGCGCGCGACATCCCGGACCTCGCGCGACATCGCGCGGAAGTCAGGGACGTGCGAGCGAGTCGGTTTGCGACGCGGCATTGGAATGGCTTTCCTATTCCGTGATGGGGCCGAGCGGAGCACGCCGACGCTCCAACTGCTCTTCGAGCCGCTCCTTCTCCTGCTGGGCTTCTTGAAGCAGCTCGGTGTGGTCCACGGGGTCCTGCGCGCCGTCGGGGTTGGTGATGCCTTGGAACTTGCCGCGCACACGCCCCAGGATCTCCTTGGCACAGGCCGTCGTGTACCGCAGGATCCAGTCCACGTCGCCGTTCGGGATGAGCTGCATCCCGTTGCCCGTGTTGAAGTCCGACGCGTAGTACCCGGACCACTCGTACCCGACCTCCACGTCCGGGCGCACGATGTCCACGTACAGCACGAACTGCGCGCCCTCCCACTGCCCGTCCCATTCCGGCTCCGAGTCCACGATGCGCGCGGCGTCCTCGGAGTACGTGATGCGCTGGAGCAAGTCGCCGAACGTCTCGCCCGATCCCTGCCCGAGCGTCACGCCCGCGAGCGCGGTGTCGAACGGATCGAAGGGATCGACGGCCGAGGGCTGCGTGCGCCGCGTGATGAACTCGACGTGAATAATCCCGGCGAATCCCGGATGCAGGTTCAACGGGAGCACGTACCGCTTCTGCGCCGTCGAGACGTTGGCCAGCTTGTTCCGCCGCTTGAACGGACGGCGCTGGTTGTAGAAGTCCAGCGCTTGCTTCACGCACTCCACGTAGTCGTCCTGCTCCAGCTCGATCTGAATGGTCTTCCCTCCAAGGCGCGATTCGACGCGCTTGGCGATCTTCTCCATCGAGACGAGTTCGCTGTTCGGCACGGCTTACTTCTGGCGCTTCAAGTTGACCGGCGGATCCTTCACGACGCGCTCGCCCAGCGTCTTCGGCTTGCGCGACTTGGCCTTCTTGGGCGGCTCGATCTTGGTCGGATTTGACACCGTGTCACCCATGACCACGGACGTCTCGCCGTCGGTGGCACCGGTCGAGAGCTTGGCCTCGGGCGTGGTCGCCGCCTCGGCGAGCGCTTGTTGACGCTCCAGGAACGACAGCACGTTCCGGCGCAGGTGCGGAACCGCGTGCGGGTGCATGCCCGGGATCTTGAGCAGCTCCTCATCGGTCAGCGCCTTGAACTTCTCCGCCGAGTCGATGCCGCGCGACTCCATGAACTCGACGATGCTGACGCGTAGCTGCTCGGGCATCGGCCCGGGCGCGTTCGTCGGCGGCAGCACGTTCCGGTTGGCCGGGATGTCGTCCACTTCCTCGTCCTCGCCGGTGAGCGGGTTCTTGCGCCGGATCTTGCCCTCCGGGGTAATCACGTCCCCAGCAGCGCGAAAGCGTCCCGGAGCTGCCGCAGCCGCGACTTGAGCACGCGGCGCACCGCTCGTGAGCACTGCACCGTCATCCGAACGCCCGTCGAGGTGATGGACCGGGAGATCCGGAAAGGAATCGCGTCCGAAGCTCTTCGGGATCGGAAACCGATGCAGCGGGCCAGCCTGACTCATGTACCGGGCCCAGAACTCACCCTCGACGACGTAGACGGCGTCGGTGCGCCGCGTGCGCTCGTCGAGCGTCTCGCGGAAGGGGTGGATGATCGAGGTCTGTCCGTGCGGGTTCTGCACGTAGACCGGAACCTTGCCGAGGTTGACGTAACGCTGGAGAGCCATTGGATTCCTTTGTGACTGGCGCGATAGCGCACAGGAGGTTGCGCGTCAGTGTACG